GCTGGTCGCCTGCTGGTCGCCTGCTGGTCGCCTGCTGGTCGCCTGCTGGTCGCCTGCTGGTCGCCTGCTGGTCGCCTGCTGGTCGCCTGCTGGTCGCCTGCTGGTCGCCCGTCCGCGCTTAGCAATCGTCAGAAGCGTCCCAATTGGCCAATCTATATGACCACTCCAACCGTGCAACCTGTTCATCAACCCAAATGTCAAAATCGACAAGATCGGCAAGATCATTTAGATCGGTACAACCTGACTTTTCAGCAAGTCGAATGACATAACCAATATCATTCAACAATCTACGCCAGATGGTAAGATACCACTTTTCATCAGTATCACAACCCCTCGGTCGGTGGGTTCCGATTGTGAGGTTTCCCGTGGATGATACGGCGCGAAGCATACAATTGATGTCACCCGCCCAACTCTCACAAAGTTCAACAAACCGTGTAGGTATCACAATCGAATCGACCGGAATCTTCGGCTGAACGTCATAATCCGCCCAAATGGTAGGCCACACTTCGGCGCAACAACTGCCACCATTAGTAAGAGCCTTACGAACATACTCAACCCCTTCAGCCGTCAATTCATGAATAATCGGAACACCACAACCCGCACAATGGGTGGGGCTATCCGACGCACCCTCATAAGGGGTGCCCCAACCATCATCACCATCACAATTGGCACAATAAACATCCAAACACACATCAGCCCAACCCTCCACTGGAGGGGTATCCGCCATCATGTTCTGCGCTTGCCTACAATCGGCAAACTTGTGACAATCATGACAATGGGCGGGTGTGTTCTCAAATGAATTCTTCATAATCCAAATCTCCTGTTGAATCGGCGTGATCGGTGTAATGCGTACCACCTACGTTTAGTGGTACAACCGTTATGTCTGCGCTTACGTTTCCCATCTGGCATGATTCACCTATGCGAGATAACCAATAAATTCATATTGGCCGGAAATTTCCATACGATGCCACGTCAAGATGGCATAACCGACAGTTCTGCCGAATTCGTTATGAATGGCAATTGTCTTGCGACCATTGTCGCCAGGAAAATCGAAGAGATCATCAGTATTCAGGCAAAGGCCATAAATCTGCAATCTGTCATCAAACGTATTGATAGCATGACCCTTAGTCATGTAATAACCAGTACGACCTACCCCTTTCACACTACCAGTAGTACAACCGGCAAAATCCTCACGAACCGGATGATTCGCACGAATCCTGCCACACTGAGTAATCGCTGTATTCATCATATCCCATACCTCCGGATATTATCCCACATGAATGCTGGAATCAGTACAACCATCAGAATCACTACAAACCACAACATGTTGATTCTCCAGGTTATGACCCACAAGGTCGATGAGAATGGTTGGCACGATATTTCCGGTATTTCCGAAGGGTGTAGTCCATGTCCGATAGAGGAGTAAGAGCCTTTCTGATTGCACGTATTGTGCGGCGAATGTGAATTTTGAAAGTCATCAGTCATCCTTTCTTCGGAGTGGGTACAATTGGTGCGAATATACTGGTCGTGAACGTACTTCCGTCCGTTTGCATTGTCCTAGTGAATAGAACCATGCTGATAATTCCAATTCTCGGGCTGACACGAATTCGATGGTTTTGATGTCTGGGCTGGTCATGACCATGCTCCCATTTGTAAGGATTGTTCAGATTGTTTGGCGTCAACAGCGTTGCGAAAATCCTGGAGAGTGCGGAAAAAGTCACCCGTAGGCGAATCATCAATATACGCAAAATACCAGAATGCTTTGCAATCATTTCCATAGAACATATCGCAAATACGCTGTCGCCGATAACTGACACCCTGATAGCGGCCGATTGACTCTCGCATGATTCCAGACTCCTGATTGCGGGTTACCACCGTCCGCCTATTGTCGGGCGCGCGGAGTAGACGAGCGCGGCAAAAAAGACAATTCCGATCAGGTAGATAGTAACGATTGTGACCATTGTTTGTTTCCTCGTTTGTTGTGTGGTTCGTGTTGCCTCAGTATCTAAAGTATACACCATACATAGACGGAAGCAAACGGCAAAGCGCGGAATTTTCAAAATAGATTAGGAACCGAAGAATCGGGTAGAGATTGCGACACATGGCGCGGCTGTATGGCGCAGAAGTGTGAGTCTGTATTATCTGGCGCGATTGTATGGCGCAGAAATTCTTCTGGATTCCCTAGCCTGTGACCTGGCTACCTCTCTCATACGGTGGTGTGTGGTGTGTGGTGTGTGGTGTGTGGTGTGTGTGGTGTGTGGTGTGTGGTGTGTGGTGTGTGGTGTGTGGTGTGTGGTGTGTGTGGTGTGTGGTGTGTACCACCTAAGAGAAGGAGAAATGAGTAACTATGATGATTGCGACGGGTGAGTGGATAGGGTGTATCTACTACCCCACTAGCGGATAGATGTATCTACCACCCCAATAGCGGATAGGTGTATCTACCACCCCAGTAGCGGATAGGTGTAGTCAATATGACTACACTGGAGACTGCCAAAATGGCAGGTATTTCTTAAAGTCTACCAAAATGGCAGATTGCTAAGTCTATATGTGGTAAGAGGTTACGTCAACAAAATGGACGGAAGTATGCGCGCGGTTAATGACCGCGCTCAAAACCCCCTGCTTAGGGGGTATCAAAATGACTACACTTTGATAGCGCGCAGTCATTTTGACTACACCCAAATAGGGTAAAGACACCCACAGGTATAGAAGTCACCTAGATGAAGGGATGGGGTGGTGAACTGACCCCAGTGGTGGGTGATATAGTAAATGCCGATCTCCCTCTCGCAAAGGGGTACATACCACCTATCAATAGGTTCGCATAATGTAAGCTATGCGAACCCACCCATCAAGGGGGTGATGGTTGTGCCGATCATCCTATCGTATGTGTATGTACATACTAAGGTATGATTGAATGGGTAGTGTGACGATCCCCGAAGAGGGGGTCAAAATCCGGGTGGGTAACATACCCCACCTAGATACTATATCCCGCTGCCCTATCGACACGGATTTTGAATTTTTCATGAACAGGTGCCGCGTCAAGATGTAGATGTAAATGTGACAGGGATGTGGCGATAATCGTTTATTATACCCCCTAATGGTAGGGAAAACCCTATCACTGGGGGTGTAGTATTTTGATACATTAGCTCAACACACTTGTATCAAAATGATACACTTTTGGAAGTGACATGATGCAATTTGGCGATTTCGAGTAACGGTTTACCCTAAAACGAGTTCTGCGCCTGGATGGAAGCCAGTGTGGCAATTCAGCTTACGTCAAAAAGTAGCCAAATAAGGGAGTATACTTTATATATTAAACCTATAGAAAAACTTAATATAAAAGTGTATAAGTAGATGCAAGGTATTTTTACCCCTTATTTTGCCAAATACCTCATTTAACCCACGACATGCCAATGACTTACACTGAATTTTCCTTGCCAAAAGGGTGGCAGTTGATCTCGTCCGGCTTCTCAGACCCTTGTTTTGTAGTGTCTGGCTGCCCGTGGGTAGGGTGGGGTCAATTCGGCGCAGCGGGCAAAGCCCATTCTTTCAGAAATGGCTATGGCCATTTCTGAATTTTCAGATTTTCTCACTTGACATCTCGTATAAACGTGGTAGACTTGAGATAGACAATCGAAACCTAAGGAGAACGACATGACACGTGAAGAATGGCTCAATGCCGCCACTACCCTCCTTCGAGAGGACTTCAAGCCCATCAGCCCAATCCCGAAGAAGCTCCGCGTCACATGCGGATGGCCGAGCACAGGCGGGCGACCGGGGAAGAAACAGGTGATTGGACAATGCTTCCCTCCCAGTTGCTCCGAGGATGAGACTACCGAGGTTTTCATCAACCCGATGCTCAGTGACGCAATCAAGGTGCTCGACGTACTGGTCCATGAACTGGTTCATGCCGCCGTTGGCTGTGAAGAAGGTCACAAGGGTCCGTTTCGCGTCACCGCGAAGGCCATTGGACTCACTGGAAAAATGACGGCGACTGTCGCTGGGAAGGTTTTGATGGTTCGGCTGAGGGCCATCGAAGAAGAGTTAGGCGAATATCCACACGCTAAGTTGACGCCTATTACTAAGAAACCCCAAAGCACATGGATGCTCAAGGTGACATGTGACTCATGTGGATACCTTCTCAGGACAAGTCGCAAATGGGCTGACTTAGGAGCACCAACTTGTGTTTGTGGTGGCACCATGTCCTTGAGTGATTGAGATTCTTATGAAACCAATATCCAAGTTGAGCGAAGCGGGCCTAGAACAGTGACTATTGGTTGGTGACAACAAAGGTCGGCAATCGGGTCGATGATGAAGTCATCGACCCGATTGCCGACCAGTTCCTGTCCAAGGGCAGCCGAAACCCATGGGTAAGTGTTCAAATCCTGGAGAAAAATCTGTACACGGCGCAGCGGATCCGAAGCACCAGGCGAATACGATCTTCGGATTGCCTTATAGGAGGGGTTCGACAACCTCGACAGGACATTCAAAGAGTTTGACGATTGGCGGCATCCACTATCCCAAGTTTGTGATCCCAGAACGCCATGACGAACTTTTCCGGAAGAAGATCGACGAACTGTCATTATAGATCGACTCCGGTGTTGTAGAGCCAGCCAATCATGTACATACGCTCTTCTGTAGTTGTTCCGTTGTCAACAATATAGTTTGCACAGTTGAGCATCAATTCGTGGTCTCTCGTGTTCCAAAGTGAAACGAAAGATGATCGGAGCCTGTCATACGAAGCGTCCCTGGCTTCCATCGCCGTGGAATACTTCTTGCCGTACAGCGGGGTCTTCCCCAATGGCATGTTCAGGACATAATTCCAAAGCCCTTCACGGTAGAAGAGCGTGACATCCGCTGGGAAGTAGAGTGTTCGCACCTTACACTTGACGGAAACGCCACTCATAGTGTGCTGCCAAGCACTCCCGTCCATCCAACTGGCTTCCAGATCATCGATGATTTGCATCAAGTTGTGTCTGAAAGCCTGCTGATTAAAGTAAATTTCCCGAATGGAATCTATCAACGTCTGTAAATGCTTAGTACGTTCTACCCTTCGTGACAATTCGCGGGCGCGATTCTCCTGTTGGAGAATTTTGGCTTCTTCAGCTTCCCTCTCCAACTTCATGAGCCGTTCCAAAATCTGCGCAGCTATCAATGCTATCTCTTCGAGAGTACGAATGGCTTCGATGCCCTTCGTCTGGTACATCTCATATGAATCCTTCCATTTTCGTTTGAGGTCTTCCGTGTCGATGCACCCGGCGTAGGACGCACACGTCTCTCCTACGGCGATGTCCACTGGCCAGTCATAGTGACCGATCCAAAATATGAACCTTGTACGAATGCCACACATGTGGCACAGGCGTCCCTTGGTGATATCATGCTTTCCATTAGGTAGGATGAAGCTCTCAAAGTTCTGCCTTCGGACGATCCGCCATCCGTGACGTGGCATATTGTCGGGCAGCTTCGACCAGATTTTCTCCAGATCGGGAGCATCGATTTTGCAACTCATGATTCTCCCCGAACAACAGCATCTTGGATGATCAACTCCGACCATGTTTCGCAACCATCATAGTTCTGGTGGGGTTCTATCGTGCATTGTATATCAAGACGACCACACAGCATACGAATTCGACTCTCGTTTTCTCGATGAATCGGGCGCGAACCTGACCAGTTGGGCAGCAGTCGAGATAGCATCTCAAATTCTACTCCACAGACGAACATCAAACGATCACGATCGGTGTAACCATCGGTGTCTATCCAGAAAGGACAAACATTCGAGTACTCTTGACTCATGACTCCTCCAGAAGATTGACAGCTTCACAGATGTCGGTATCCTGCACATCGTGATACCAATCATCATTGGACTCAACGGCTACCTGGCATCCAGCCGGGAACACCACAATTCCTTCGGCTGTATGCAAAACGATTGGCTTTTCGAGGATTCCTCTCATGGTTCCACCGGGTATTCCGTTTCGACTTGTTCGTATTCGCCGCCGCTTCGCATCTCAAGAAGCCATTTGGCAGCTTTCGCGTTGCCTTCCTTGGCAGCCTTGTAGGCATCGGCTTTATCCCTGTCGAGATCACAGTAGTATCTGTTCTCATCCATGCACTTGAAGAGGTAGAGCCAAGCCCGCTTCTCTTCCTCCGGAGTGCGGGCGTACACGTACACGTCTCCGTGTTTGCTTTTCCATATCAAGATTTTCATGAGTCCCTCCAAGCAGCATAGAAGACGACTGAGCCCTGGATGACCAACATGGCTTCTACCAGGACCTGTAGATGATCCTCGCCGCAACGAGGACACTCAGTGGCGTACTCACCGAAATTCTGATGGATCGTCAAGTCGCACGACTGACATTGACTAATCCGCGTCCGTACATCATTCGGGTCAATGGCTTCATTCAAGTCGAAGACGATTGGAACGAATGCACATGGAGTAAGGCAGGCTTGCTCCATGATCTCTACTGCCTTCTCAAGCGTCGGTATCTCGTAAATTGCCATCAGTGGTTCCTATGAGAATTTCGTCGTCATTGATACGTTCGGGCTCAACGAAAATCTCGCTCATCTTCGAGCCGATGTCACTTCCTCCAAACAGCCCGCCGAAGCCAACACCAGCCACGTAGAACATCACCCAGTGAGTGATCGTCATTGAGACAGTGATTGGTTCAGTGACGGTTTGCTTGTGTACAAGTGCCCCATCATGTTCAGAAAGGGTGAGTTTGAGTGTGTCGCCTGGCGTCACTGTGATAGGGTGACTGAATTCGCCGATTTTGTAACGTGTCTTCATGGGTTCTTCTTCCGATGTTTGGCCACAGCTTTCATGGCGTCTTCGATACTGGTAAACATTCCGAGTTGGCAGCGTTTGCCTTTGATTACAATTCGTGCGCGGTATTTACCTGATGCTTTGTCTAACGAAACACCCCTCGTACCTGTTTTGTTAGTGTTAGCACCGAGACTTCGTTTCCCTTTGACATGTCTCCATTTCTCACCTCGTTTGATCTTCGAGATGGTTCCTAAAGCAACTCCGTAGCAATCAGCAAGAGTTTGATGAAATTCTTCTGATGCAAGAATCTCTTCCACTTGATTTTCGGTCAACTTTGCTTTATCATGTTGACTGCCATGGCAATGTCGACTCTTGGCGATCATATCATTCATGCCATCCTGCTGAGTTCCAGTCCAGAGATGCGTCGGATTCACACAAGATGGTGTATCACAGGTATGGTTCACATTCAATCCACCTGGGTCACCACTTGCAATGGTATATGATATCCGGTGCGCAAGGTAGAGACTATCACCTATGCCAAATTGCCCGTACCCTCTGTTGTTTGTGTGGGCAACCCAGAGCCAACAGTCACTACTCTTGTCTACCTTGTTCCAGAACCGGGCAACATCGGCGTCGGTCAGTCGAGGTATCGGTTTGTTCATGCGTGGTCGATTCTTTCTGAGTCATTCGAGCAACGGGCAACCACTTCATCAATGTGAAATGGGCGAAACTGCCCAGTCAGTTGCAAAGCTGCATCGATACCAATATCCATTGAGTTGCGATATGGCCAGAGTTCATCAAGCATTTCCTCAGCGAGTCCATGTGAATGCCCATAGCAACATATCCCCATGTGGTTCATTTTTCGCCACGACAATAAGGGGTAATGGACTATATGGAACCATCGTCCATTGAACTTCTCGAACAGCATATCCCGACACATAGATACATGATTCTTTAATGAAGCCGCATCATGGTTGCCCATCGCTACATGAATCTCACGCACGTTCAGTCTCTGGCGGAAATGGCCGACCTGTCCCGCCTTCCAACAGAAGTCGCCAGCCACAACCAGCGTATCTTTTGGCTTCACCAAGTCGTTGATGGTGTTGATGAAGCAATCTTCCATGTCAACGATGTCCTCAAATTCACGGAGAGGCATGTGCTTGAGGATGTTCGGATGTGCGAAATGGGTATCCGCCGTAAACCAGATGTCAGGCATTCATCTTCTCCTGGTATCGCTTCATCTTGGCAACAACATCGGGGTCACCTATGAACATCAACACGACTCCATTTAAGGCGATGTCGCACTTTGTGCAGATCGGTCTCCAGAGACCATCGGCGCACGCACACCATTGCTGTGTCGCCGGTTCACCACACTTCACGCATGGAAGCCTCTTGATGCCTACTTCCGTGTAGGGCTTCTTTCTACCATGTCGCATGAGCGCGTTACCTCCATCGTTGCAGCCTTCGGTACCTTATTCGCCGTGAAAATCAAAAAACATCCAACGTCCCAGATGATTTATCACTTTGTCATTGGCAATGTGTCGCACGTACTTTTGCAAATCGAGCCAGGTATTGAAGATGTGCTCATGTGGGATGCACGCGAGCAACCAATCAGGAACCTTATGTTTCCCCTGCTCAACGTGGACCAAGATCGGTTTATTCTGATCGTTCGCCTGCTTGAACTCAAAGTAGGTTCCACAAGCGTGGACTTCAACATCGATGTTGACAATCAGGAAGTCACTGATATTGACCATCCTGATATCGACATCATGTATCGGCACCATCTCATCAGTGACAAGATCATACCAACCGGCGGCTTTGTTCGCACGTCGACAACGGCGACTTTCCTCATCTTCGATACCAATGTTGATCGGTTTGTGTGTTGGGTCAAGCCAGAGAATACCGAGATCGTCAAGATGATAGCGAATTTGCCGTCGCCAAGTTTCACCATTATCAGGCGAACGATCCATGGACCCACAAAGGTAGGCTCTTGTGTGCTTCAGTCTGTTCATGGCAACAATTCCTTATAGTGGCTTGCTCCAAGACGCTGGCACCCCATGTCGAGATACTTCACAACATCTTGATAGGTCTTGATGTTTCCACTGGACTTCACTTTGACGCCAGTGCCTTTGGTCTCATCAATCATTGCTTCGACAGCCCATTTAGTGGCTCCTCCATCTCCAAAACCGGTAGAAGTCTTGACATAATCGACTTCCGATTTGATACATTCTCGAACCGCAGCGACGACTCTCACAAGGTCCATTGTGCAAGTCTCAAGGATTGCCTTCACGAGGACATCATGGTGATGTGCGAAAGTGCAGAGTCTTTCCAATTCTGCTCGAATGATGCCGGTCTCGCCCGTGTTGAACAACCCATAGTTGATAACCACATCCAGTTCCTTGGCACCATCACCAATAGCAAACTTTGCTTCTTCCAGTTTGGCACGCGGACTAACATTACCATGCGGGAAGCCAATCACAGACGCCACATTGGGGTGATAGAAGGAAGCGATCTTCACGTTCGCTGAGGAACAGCAGAAGCACTTGATACCAATGTTGGCACATTCGTCGGCGCATTCAACAATGGTTTTGTTGCCTACCTTGGGATCGAGTACAGCGTAGTCCAAAACGTCAGCGATTTGCTTTGGTGTGTAATTCATGAGTCGACAATCTCCTAGCGAAGGTCAAAGTTGACAGTCTGAATAGTGAAGACATCAGAACATGGGTCTTGGATAATGACGACGTAGTCTTCGCCAATCTTCAAACCGAGGGGCTGCTCAAGATCGATGAGGATATTTTCCAACCTCCGTGAAACACCCTCCATATGTTCATGCAAACCAACAAGTTTCGTGTTGAGTTCATCAATCTCTTTCTGTACCTTTATCATTTCAAGCCGGTCGGCGTTCCATGCTTTCAGTTGTTCTTCGGTCTCAGGTGGTATTGTGTTTCTCATGAGTCTCTCCTATCGGATTCCAAACAAGATGTGAGTCAAAAGTTCTTTTTCTCAAGATCGCGTGCAGTCCATGCAGTCCATTCCCAGCAATCTTCACTCTTATTGACTTTTACCCAGAAGCGTTTGAGTCGTTCTTCAGCGAGTTTTGGTATTGTTAGGCATCTCATAGCAATCTCGCCGCAGGGTATTGCCAGCTATATGCTATTCGCGAATCTGGGAAGAAAATGATCTGTCGAATGTCATCGGGGTTGGTCGTTTCCGTCAAGCAAGTCCCTATGGCTACGTTCTGATCCTTGTAGTTGTAAACTCTACCTCCGTGTGGAAGTTGTAACAACTCGACCGCCCCATTCAGGGCTAGATAGTGGTGCAGCTTCTTAGCGGCATCCTCGGGCTTGTGGGCAGCAACCCACGCCGCGATCTTTGAGTCCAATGATACTGATGGCATCTCGACTTCGCGGAATGTAACCTGATCGATGCCAGCATTGTTGGCGCGATCGATGATCTTTTCACAATCCGCAGGAAGGTATGTGCCTGCCGTTGTCATTGTGCAATTCAGTCGCACGTTCAACCCAATGTCCTTCAACATGGATGCAGTATGCCAGTAATCATAACTGATACTTTTGATACCCATGACCTGGTTACTGTGCTTAGCACTATGTGAAGCAATCGACAAGCACACCAATGTGAGACCATCATCCTGCCATCGTCGCAGGTTCGTTAGATTTTTTGTGACTAATGTGCCGTTCGTTTGCAATTCAATTCGGGGAAATCGCCCATTGATCACGTCCAAGTATCGCGTGATCTGTTTGGGGAAGAGCAACGGCTCACCCTGTCCGGTCAGTAGGACAGTGAGAAGTCCCTCACGCATCTGTTCGACGATTCGGATGGCACAATTGAACTTGCTCTCATCGAAGTCGACATAATCAGAGAAATCCGAGGCGGTTAGCTGGGCAACACAAAACGGACATTTAGCATTGCAACGCTGGTCGCCGACAACAACTGAGAAGGTGTGAGTTTTCAATGGGTCAATTTCCATTTATCTAAAGTTTGCTTTGCGTTACCAACATCATCAAATAGTCCGAGATACTTTCTTTTCCCTTTGTAGGTGACATTCACCTGATACTTTCCTCGACAAGGTGTGACACCGGGTATCCCAGTCTGGCTGTTCTTTTAGACATTTTCAGTTGTTCTTACCCCTTCGATATGTTGCCAAGTTATACCCGCCTGATTCGTGAGATAGTTTCGGTACAAACACTATATCGGGCGGTGAGGACTTGCAAAGTTTCCTTAGAGGAAAGAATATCTTTCACAACTTTTGTAGTAAGAATGGATTGAATTATCTCTTCTCCTTTGTGTTGCCGATCCTTATTGACTTTATCAATCATACCTTCTTTCTGAGTTCCGGTCCAAAGATGGTCCGGATTCATACAAGATGGATTGTCACAAGTATGGTTGATATTCAATTCGCCGGGGGTCTTCATTAGCAAGAGTGTACGAGATTCGTGTTGCTTGATATGCAACACGTGATATTACAAATCGACCATAGCCCATTTTACAGGTGGCACCCAACCATTCTCAACATTCATCGGGTACACCTTTACAGACTTTATCCCAAAACCTTTTCAGGTCTGAATCTGTCAGTGCGGGTATTGGGATGGTTTTCATGATCTTCCTTGATAATGGTGTAGAAGTTGACTGAAAGTGTACATGTCGCCCCAATGAGAGTCCACGTAGAAACTGATCTTGTTATCTCCATTCACTGAGAATTCCCTCAATACGTATTGACAAATTTTCATGGGATCAATCTCGGTGACTTCAACTGGCTCAGCAAGCTGACGTTCAACAAGGCTCGGATAAGCAACATTGAGATGATCACGACCATCTATTTTATGATATTTGCCATCCCATGGTCCACCAACAAATTTGAAGTATTTCATCATACAATCCAAAGGTAGGTGATTATGATGGAAATGAACAGGACTATGTAGAAGATCGCCACCGCTACGAACATTCCATTTGTTGTACCAGGCTTATAACTCATCGTCTTCTCCTATAGATTGGTTCGGGGATGATCTCGGTCGTTCAATCCCATGATTTGTGCAAATTGTCTGCTCATTTGACGAGTTGCTTAATGTCTTCATCTTGGATAATACCATTCGCAATGAAGGGCTCTTTCTCGTACGCTTCATGACATCAACCAGAAGAAGAAATTGACGAGATTGACGAGAAACCAACCACTGATACCACCCGCTACAAAACTGCCGATGATAGTTATCAAAAGTCTTAGGTAATACATCCAATCAAAATCCATGAGGGGCTCCTAATACGAACACACTATACAGATAAAGGATAAAAGCGATGCCGACAATGACACCGAGTACAAGTCCGATAATGTTACCGATGACCCAGTCGAATTTCATTGTTCATTCCCAAAAAGTATATTAGGATTGGCGGACGGATGAAACACAGGTGGAGCATCCGAAACATTTGGGACATCATTAACGAGTGTCACCTGATCACAGAACTCTTTCAGTGCCCTATTGGAAACCATGATAGCTTGATCCCGATTGATTCGATTTATCCCAACGACAATACCCACGACGTAGCCATTTTGAACAACAGGGCACCCAGTGCAATCTTCTTCTGGGAGATCATCGAGAAGCACCCAATCGTCGTTGATGTATTCGAGTGTCGAGGCGGACCATCCATTGATACCCACGGGTATAAGCGGCGGGATATTAGGGTCATCATTCAGTTCGATGAAAGGTGTGTACGCTAACAAAGGACATTCCAGAGCGACCAACCCCCAAACATTATTCTGATGTAAGATTTCAGTCTCACGAATCCATTCCAATGTCTCGACTTCGATACGCTCCACATCCTTGTTGAAGATCATCGAACTAGTCAGCACGAACATCTGACCATTGTGTTGAACAATAATTCCCTTCCCATATACCCGCTGATCACTAAAGTAGGCTGAAACTTCTATTGTGGCTTCGGAGGGCGTATAAACGCGCTCAATAGGTGTATTGATAGGTGGTGGACCTAAATCGACTTCCGGATCAGAATGAATTTGAAGCAGTGCAAACACCACTATCACAAGGAAAACTACAAACGCTGTCACTGCTATGCCTTTGTCAAACTTACTCATCGTGTTTCTCCAGTGCTTTGTGTAATGCGTTGAGCGCGACCATCACGCATTCGATACGCCCTGGCTCAACATCAATTCCGAACAGGGCAAGCATATCGTCCTGTGTAAACGCCTTCACTTCATACAGCCTCTTCGCTTCACAGTGCTCCGCAAGCATTGAAGCCATCGCCTGCGAGAAACAACATCCTTCGCCCTCCCACCAGAGACCGACAATCCGTTTCTCCGGAGTGGCATCATACCGACCCCAAACTCTGACATGATCTCCACAGGTATCATTATCGAAATCCCCTGTGAAGTAGAAAGCGAAGTCTCTTGGCTTCGTAGGAATGTGTCGATGGTATGGATGCTCATAGTGATTGAGCACACGATCTTCGGATGTCATGGCCTTGGCTTACCTCCCCGTGCTTGACTCGCCTTGATTGCTGCTGCTTGTTTCGCAGCCTTGGTGTATGCGGCATCCCGACTGGCTTTGTTTCCAGCCGTGTACGTGTAACACGCACCATCTTCACCATACTTGTAACCGGGTTTCCCATTTTTCGTACATCTTTGAATCGGCATTATCGATTCTCCCATTTGAGTTTGTACTCGTCACGCTCGCGACGAGTGGCTTCCAAGTCGAACACAAGATATTTCATATCAAGACGCAACTGACTGAGGGTACTTTGAACCAATTTCAAAATTTTCACCTTGCGATTGAGCATATTGTTCAGTTGGATTAGTGGTCCTTGCAACCCTTCCTGTAACTCAGGTGGAAGTGTGTTGATGACTTGCACTAAGATTTTGAGATCAGTATGGGTCTCTTTGGGTGGTATCACGAACATCATAATTCCTCTTGTTCTTCCTCTTGTTCTTCCTCTTCCTCTTGTTCTTCCTCTTGTTCTTGCTCTTGCTTGAGTTTCATGGTCTGTTGGTCCAACATTCTAGCCTGCCTCATAAAATCCTTGTTACCTCTGTTCGCTTCCTTGATTTTCAGGCATCTCGGATCAAGCAGATCATGATTCTCATTCAGAGCTTTCCTGTACTCCTCAATTGGCATTCTATTTTCCGTCATGTCGATCACGTAGATACCTGGATTGATGAAGCCGTCCATGCAGAGGACATTCAGAATCAATCCAAGTTTGCGGGTGCCGAAACCACATCGAATGTTGAACACCTGCTGATCTATGTTGCTCGCCGGGGGCAGAACTCCTGTAACGGTGAATTCTGGTGTCATCGCTCCTTTCGCCCCCGTTGCCTGCCTAATGTCATAGTTCTTGATCTTGAGGACCAAGCCAATGTAACGTTCCAAATCCTGGTAATGGACGCGGCAGTGTTGAGTAATTGTCATTTTGAGGGATGGTTTCGGTCCCATCCATGGCTTGACAGGTTTCGGTGGTCGGTATCGTCTGAGGTGATGTAGCATTGATCGCGCCTCCATGGTTGTTTTGATTATTCCCTCTATGAAGTCTACCACCGTTTTTAGACGTAGGCGACACAATTCTTGGATTTGAGGGTCGAATTCGGATTATTCTGGCTAAAATTGACTATTTTTGATATTTTTCAAAAAAGATTTTGTTTTTCGGGTGGATTTTGTTGACTATTATATAGTAGAGGGAGAGATGCACACCTTAAATGGGGTATGATTATGCAGCGAGTTACTGATCTTTCAGACCCACGACGTTGCCAAGGGAAGGCTCCGGATGGCCAATGTCGCAACTTTTCAGTGACCGGCAGCGATTACTGCGAAGTCCACGGTGGTCGGGACATGACTGAAATCCATGAAAAACGTGGATTCATGTTGGCGAAGGCTGATGATATGACTCGCTTAGCTGGTTTGTCACATACACTTGAACCTGTCAAAGAACTCCATGATGCCATATCCCTTACGCACATGTTGATTGAGAAAAGATGGAATCTCATCAAGGACGATGCCGATCTCATCATGGGTTGTGGTCCCCTGAACCAACTCATCCAGACGATGGAAAAGTTGGTCAACTCCTGTCACCGGATAGAGACGAACCTTGGCGAACTTCTAGCACGACATGCAGTCTTATCTCTTGCCAAAGAGATGGTCGAGATCGTCATAGATGAACTCGAAGGTATCGAAGATTACGAAGAGATTATTGATCGCATCACTAGTCGTCTCATCAATACTATTCGCCATGCTGACAACATACCAAACAACCTCGCCCTTCCATCACCCTAAAATATCCCACTGCGTTGTATACGATGTAGTGTATTCATACCCATGCGGTGATCCCGATCCCAGCGACACGACTAAGGTCAATGGTCTGGATTATGTCTCCTCGGGTAGCCGTATTTATTATTGAGGTATCTCTGTGGAAATTCCCAAGCTGTGCATATGTGGACAGCCGATTCAATTTAGCAACGAGGATCGTTGTTCAGAATGCTATGCTAGGGACCAGGAACGTTGGCATGGACGAAGTCAACGAATCAAACACTATCTCTGGATGAAGAATGAAGACAATCGAACTGACTCAAGGGCAAATTGCTCTCGTTGATGATATCGATTACGAGTATCTGATATAGTGGAAGTGGTGTGCATCCTGGGATGGATGGCATTATCGTCCAGTACGGGGTATTTGGTCCAATGGTAGAACAAGACTCCAACTGATGTATCGGGTAATTGCTGAACATATGGGTCTTGACACAAAATCAATTGATCACAAAGATCGAGATCCTCTCAATAATTGTCGGTCAAATCTTCGAGCAGTTTCGACTGGTATTAAAGGTGTCTATCTTGATAAACGTCGGGATAAATACTATAGTCAAATACAAACTAATGGCAAAAGTCACTTCGCCGGATACCATGACACTGTTACTGAGGCTGCCATTGCTCTTGATAGTTTGAGACAAGAACTTGTTGGGAGTTTGCTTGTGCATAGGAGACTACCATGGCAGAGATCAAGACAGGTGACATCGTAGCTTTTAGTGGCTTTGGTCACAAGAGTATTATCGTAAATCTTGTGACATTTGGCTGGCCATTCTTCTGGGCGAGTCACGTTGGCATTATAGGGGAGTATGAAGGCGAACAACTACTCTTTGAGTCCACGACACTCAGCGATATCCCTTGTGTCATTCAACAAAAGCCATTTAAGGGTGTACAAGGTGTCCGATTGGCGGACAGAGTCAAATCATATAATGGTCGAGTCTACCACTATCCACTCTATCGACCTCTGTTTAGTTTTGAGTTTGATAGGCTGAATGAATTCTTGCTTGAGAAGGTTGGCACCCTTTACGATTTGCATGGTGGAATGCGATCTGCTACTCATGGTTTATCTTGGCTGGAGTCAAGATTCAGTGGCGAAGACCTGAACTATATTTTTTGTAGCGAGTTGGTTGCTGCTGCCCATGCGAGAATCGGTCTCTTACAGACTAGTAGTGCTTCACGATGGAATCCAAACCGCTTGATCCGTTATGAACGCAGAAAAGGCATTCTAAAACGAGCAAGGAGACTCCGATGCGAAGACTTTTGATTCTTCTGCTATTGTTTGCAGGATGTGAGCAAGAAATCACAATCGACCTGGGTTTCAATATCACTCCGAGCATTTTTCGACAGAATTACGATTACCCAGATTACGAAGTGGAGCGTCCAACAGTCAACCTTGAAATGATCTTCCGTGAACACAATTGGCTGGGACCACAAGGGGAGGGTAGTTGTGTACACAGTACGATAATTATGCTGCTTCGATGGCAAGGTCAGTTCGAGATGGCAGATTACTGGAAAGCAAATTATGCCGATGGTGAGTACGCATCAGCCCTAGCCGACAAGATGGATGCTGCCGGTATTCGATACGCCTATACATCTAGGAAGAACGATGTGTCCTTTCTTGAGTGGGCTTGTGAAACGCGAAGAGGATGTGGAGTCGCGGTACGGAACCGAGCCCACATGGTGATGCTGGTGGCTCTTGACGATGAGTATGCCTGCATCTTGGACAACAACTTCCCTGAAAACTTCAAGTGGGTGAAGCGGGATGAGTTCATGGCAGATTGGCTTAGTTCCGGCTCTTGGGCAGTGACACCAATTTTGGCCAGCCCTCCACCACCCCTACCCTTTGATTGAGGACAATGACAATGACGATTACCTACGAGACACAATGGGATGCTGGCGACGATGTACACGGTGTTCCGATGCGACCTGTGGTCACTCCTGTCCCTGTTGCTGTTGATTCCAAGTGGACTCTTAGCAACTTTACCATTGCAGCTACTTTCCTGGATGCGTCTGCTGTTGCTGCCGGAAGTTACGCCGAGCGATACATTCCGGGTGTTCTGGAAGGTCATCTACACAAACTTACTGTTGTCGTAGATACTTTGAGTGGTGACAACGAAGTTCAGACGGTTTCGATTGACAACGCAAGCTCTGGTGGAACATTCACTTTATCTCTCGGTACTGAAACAACAGCGGGAATTGCCTTTGATGCCGCCGCAGCGGATGTTAAGTCTGCATTGGAATTGTTGACTGGTATCAATCTTGTCGCTGTAACAGGTGGTCCAGGTCCAGCAACTGACTGGATTATTGAATTCCAAGGAACTCTTGCCGGAACAAATGTTGATATGCTGGTTGGTGATGGTACATCACTGACTGGAGGTACAACGACAGTGGGTGTTGTCGAGACTACACGAGGTGGTGGTGCTCTCGCTATTACCTGGGGTGGTGTCACTGTGGGAACTATCTATGCGGCTGGTACAAGCGTTTACTACGTTCGTCCGACTGATGGTCTTCCTTTGAAGATTACCACGACTGATGTATCTACCACGACGTCGATTTCCAGCATCATTACTGAAGCTATTGATCCCCTGAACCTGGACCTGATCCCCGAAGCGGTCGCAGTCCAACTCTAACCTTCAATGAGGAACCCATGAAACGAATCCTTTTGACACTGACGTGTCTCTTGGCGTTCGCGGTGTCGGCTTTTGCTACTGAAGAGCGAATGGTCAACCTGCCGCAAGACCAGGGGGCATGGTATTTGACAGTCTTTGGTGAAGCTGAAGACGCGAAGTTCACTGAGCTACAAGCGTGGCTCGCGACTGATGAGGGTCTTAGGAAACTGAAGACCCAAGTGCGATTCAACAAGTACACCCCTGATCAAGCCCGATACCAACGCTACGCAAAGGACATGCCTGGCTTGCCGTGTATCCGACTCCAAAATGAGAAGGGTCTTGTAGTGTCAGAGTTTTGGGGCGACAACATTCCGTCTGCTTCAACAACTCTCTATCGCGGTATCAAAGATGACTTGCAAAACAAAACGAGTTGGGGTTGTATTAGACGGCACAGACAGAACAAGCTGTGTCCTTACAAGCAACATTCCAAACCCAAGCCGCCTGTGGTTGTCGATACACCCGTTGAGCCGCCTGTTGGTCCTCCGGTACTTGATGAACCGGAACCAGAAAAAGAATCCAAACTCTGGTTGCTTCTGGTAGCCCTCGGTGCTCTTGGCGGTGGAGCCTTTGGCTTCGTTCAAGAGTACAAAGCGGAGCACATGAAACCTGGTCCCAAATTGAGTAAACTATGAAGATAGGCGACAAGTTTGGATGGTGGACAGTTATTGGTGAACCTTTTCTTAAAGGTACCATTAGCTTGTGAATGTGGCACCGATTCCAAGGGATATTCACCTCAAAATTGTCGATGGGCTACCAGAACTATTCAAGCTGAGAATCGTCGAAAGTTTTCAAATATCACCAGTGGCTTTATAGGTGTATCTTGATTTCGAGGTCACTGGGTGGCCCAAGCAAATAAAGCTAAGAAACAAATTGTTCTTGGGCACTTTGATACACCAGAAGAAGCCGCAAGAGTTCGTGATTCGTTCGTTAAGAAACATTACACTTCGCCTACTCTGAATTTTTAAGTGGGCTAACTTTTGAAGGAGAGACAAATGACTCTATCCTTGATGCACATCGTTTGTATTGTTCTTGCCATTGCTGCCAGTTATTTCGCAGCGAGATGGCTGTTCCGTAAAGATACTGAGATTGAAGATCGTCGGCGTAAGGCCATCGAACTATCTGCTAAGCTGACTGCGATGGGTTTCAAGTCCATGGCTCAACTTTTTCAGGACTATGCCGTTGGAGATTATAGCGGGATGTTTTCCAAGATGGCTATGGTAGTTGAGAAACTACGGGGCAATGACAAGGACATTCTGGCTGACCTGTCGGACGTGTTCGACAACCTTATGAAGATGAAGCTTGCCACCCAAGAGGGACGTGCCCTTGTCAGATCGGAACTGGAATCCGTCGAGCGGATGTTGAGCCCTGCCGCTCCCGTCGCCTCGGCTCCCGTCGCCCCGGCTCCCGTCGCCCCGGCTCCCGTCGCCCCGGCTCCCGTCGCCCCGGCTCCCGTCGCCCCGGCTCCCGTCGCCCCTGTCGAGCCCGTAGTGGCCCCGTAAGGAGGTTCCGATGAAAAGGCACTTCCTACCCGTTATTTTGCTCGCGTGTCTCTGTATGGGCTGTACTGGTGTCACAATTGAACTTCCGGAACAATCCCCTGTGGCTCCTCCCGAAATCGTGGTGCCGGACCTAGAACCAGAGCTAACGCGGGAAGTACTCTTTTTCACTCAGCCTGGTTGCCCTCCCTGCGAGCGAGCTATGCTGCGTGTTGAAGAGATGCGGAAGCAGGGTTTGAAAGTTACCAAGATTGATATCTACGAGCAGCCTGATTTGGCACGCAAATATCGGATCACGCAGACACCAACTTTTGTGGTCTTAGAAGACGGCATAGAGATTGAGAGGACGAGTGATATCATTCTCTTGGTTACAATTTTGGTGAAAATACTCGCCTGGATTCTGCCATTTCTTCTGGGATAATTACCATTTACTAATCCGAGAGTGGGTTATCACATACCGGGTCAACCCTGCCTTGTGTAGGGTCGATCCTTTAGGGCTCTGTTTGGGCAGGAGAGCCTTAAAGAATCGAAGACTACAATCAATTTGTTCAAGCTAACCAAAGGAAACCCAAAGGAAACCAAAGGAAACCCAATGAAAATTGACCTTCCCCATGTTGAACACACCATCCAGGTACTCGTGAGCACACCCGAGGGTGATTGCGTCAAGGTACTGGATTCTTCTCACCGATCCTTCGAGATGGAACTCCCGGATAACGTCTGTGAAGAGGAAGTCGAAGTTTTGGCGGTCGCTCTGGACGAACGTGGTCTTGCCATTGGCGAGATGCAGTATCTGAAGGAAGCCGTTGCACCCAAAGATGAGGATGAAGACGCTCTTCGTGAAATTGATGGGGAAACTACTCAGAGCCTTCCTGACAAGCAAGTTGACGAGGAAGAAGTAAAGGATGAAAAAACATGCGATCCTAAGATCGCACTCGACGACTGAGTTAAGTTGGTATCGGAACTAACATAATGAGATGACTCATGGATTTGATGCAAGAACTCAGGAAGACAATTGCGGAAGGCTTACAAAGTCAATCGCTTACTAATTGCTTGCGATGGGCGGCTCACCGTAGAATCATGGGAGGTGACTTCTCCGGAGGTTATTCCGCTAGGCATCACCCATGGGTCAAGGAAATGCACAACTCCACGGCTTCCTTCAACTACGCGATGAAGGGAGCCCAATTAGGTATCACAGAGATACTCATCAATTTGGCGTTCTATACACTTGACATGGTTCAGAAGGACGTATTATACGTTCTCCCTACTAGTCGTAATGCTAGTGACTTCTCAAAGTCACGTTTCAATACCGCTCTCAAGTTGAGTCCATACCTCAGTCACCTTTTCACGGATGTGAATTCGATTGAGTTGAAGCAAGCAGGTGCCAATACGCTCTACATTCGTGGTAGTCGTGGTGATGCCAACTTGAAGTCGATTCCAGTCAGTGTATTGCTACTGGATGAACTGGACGAGATGAGTCAGAAAGCTATCAACTTAGCTCTGACTCGTTTGGATGGACAACTCAGCAAAACGGTGTGGGGTATCTCCACACCAACTGTGCCGAATTTTGGCATCCATAAATTGTTCCAGGATTCAACCCAAGAGAACTTTATCTTCAAGTGTCCCTGTTGTAGTCGTCTAACTAGACTCGTCTGGCCCGACTGCATCGAGATCATTGGCGAAGGTGTCCATGATCAACGCTGCCACGAATCCTACCTGAAGTGCAAGGAGTGTGGTGGGAAATTGGAGCAACAAGCCAAGCCTGATTGGCTTGGCAAGGCTAAGTGGGAAGTTGGCAATCAGAATGGTAACCCGGATATTCGAGGCTTCGCCATTTCTCAGTTGTACTCTTTCACAGTTAGTCCTGGTGAATTAGTCACTGCTCACTTCAAGGGTTTCGGCGACGAAGCTGCCAATGTCGAGTTTCACAACTCAAAACTTGGACATCCCTATATTGGTGATGGTGCCAAGATCACTGAAGATGATGTGGAAGCTTGCCTTGCAAGTCACTCAAAAGAAGACGTAAGACCTGTTGGTGGTAACCGAATTATCACCATGGGTGTCGATCAAGGAAAATGGAATTTCATTGAAGTCACCGAGTACTTCTTTGATCAATATGCCAACGACCTTAATGTAGCTGCCACCGCTAAGGTGCTCTATGAGACCAAGTTTCACGAAGAAGATTGGAATATCCTTGATGAGATGATGCGAGAATGGCAAATTCAAGCTTGCGTAGTCGACGCCGACCCTCAAGTAATGGAAGCCAGAAGATTCGCTCGTCGCTTCCCAGGTTATGTGTGGTTGTGTCGATTTCGCCGTGGTGTCACAGCAAAAGAGATTTCGGTAAGTGATGACGACAACTTCAGTCCGATAGCAACAGTGGATCGATCGAACTGGTTCAGTGCCGCTCTCGGTCGATTTCGACAACCACGTAGAATTATGCTTCCTCGGGATGTGTCAATGGAGTACCGTCAACACATTCAGGCTCCGATCCGAACGTATGTGAGAGAAGGTTCGGTTGAGGAGAAACAAAAGCGACAAACAGATAACTTAGTCTCAAGGTACATCAGTACAGGCGAAGATCATTTTGCTCTTGCTCGCGTGTATAGTGAAATTGCCTTGCCATTTGCGGCGAGTCTCACTAGCGGCGAAGATGTTAAACGTTTTCTATAGTCAGAGGTATCCATGAAGAGATGCACGAAGTGTGGTGAGGAGAAACCTCTTGAAGATTTCTATGTTTGCAGGCGAGAAAAATCCGGCTATAGTTCAAGGTGTAAAACGTGCGAATCAGTTCGGAAAAAATGTATGTATGCCAAAAGAAAAGCAAATCCCCCATTACCAGTTATCTCGAAGAAGTGTTCAAGATGTGGTAAGGAGAAACCTGCCTCCGAATTCTATACATCAATGTCAACGGTGTCAGGTTTATCTTCTCATTGTAAAATTTGTGTCTCGGTAAGTTCAAAAGATAGGTACAACTTGAATAAAACTCGGGAGACATCTCTCCAACGAATGTATGGCATCACAGTTGAAGATTATGACACTCTCTTGAAAGAACAAAGTGGCAAATGTGCTGTTTGTGGTTCAGAGAATCCTGGACGGCATGATGCGAAAAATTTCGCCATTGATCACGATCATGATACTGGAAAGATTCGTGGACTTTTGTGTCAGGGTTGTAATATAGGTATTGGTCATTTAGATGATGACCCTGAGAGATTAGAAGCCGCCGCTGCTTATCTGAGGAAACACAAACATGGCCACAAAGAAGATAATTGACTACCGTATACCAGGCTACTTAGGTATTCAATCCAATTGGGCAAAATACCGGCTAACTTACGCAGGGGGTGAAGAGTTCCGGGAAGCCTATCTGAAGAAATTCACTTCGCGGGAAACAACGGCTCAGTTCAATACACGGAAAGACATCACCCCCATACCGACATTCGCTAAAGAAGCCATCAAAGATATTCGGAATGCCATCTACCAACCAATGATTGACATTGTTCGTAGGGACGGAAGTGACGCCTACCATCAAGCAATTGTGGGCAAGAAGATGGGAATCGACCGCCGTGGCACAAGCATGAATGCCTTTATGGGTCAAGAAATTTTGGAAGAACTACTGGTGATGGGTAAAGTTGGTATCTTCGTAGATGCCCCTGAGATTCAAGCCTCACCAACACTTGCTCAAATTGGTAATTTTCGACCTTTTGTGTATCCTTATAAAATTGAAGACATTCTCAGTTATGCTTGTAATGATCCTGAGAATCCCTCTGAATTCAAATCATTGCTTTTACGAGATACTGTGATTGAATATGATGGTTCTTCAGGACTTCCTACTGAGGAAACAACTCGTTACCGGTATCTTTGGATCGGCGATGATGGTTATGTGTGGATTCAATTCTACGATGTGAATGATCAACCTATTGATCGTGATGGTAATCCATCTGGTCCTCTTCGGATGCAATTGCAGAGAATTCCGTTCACTCTTCTCAGTATTGGACAGAGTCTTCTGGTTGATGTCTGTGAATACCAGATCGCCCTTTTGAATCTGGTGTCATCGGATGTGAATTATGCTCTCCAAGCTAACTTTCCGTTCTATACTGAACAAGCAGACATGCGGAAGGTGGGAAGTCATCTAAAGCAGACTGCCAATCCAGATGGAACAGCTACACAAGGTGGTCAAGGCGCACATGATAAGGAGATCAAAGTAGGGACGACACAAGGTCGACGCTATGACAAAGAAACTGATCGTCCGGGTTTCATTCATCCTTCAAGTGAACCTTTGAAAGCCTCTATGGCTCTCCAAGAAAAGATGGAAGGTGATATCAGACGATTGGTAAGCCTCGCAGTCTCAACACTCGCATCACGAGCTTCGGCTGATTCCAAGGCAATGGATAATCGTGGACTCGAAGCTGGGTTATCCTATATTGGCTTAAAACTCGAAGCAGCAGAACGTCAAATCACTGAGTTTTGGGCTGCCTACGAATCGGCTGACATAAAAAATCGCAGAGTTGCTACTATCAAGTATCCGGATCGGTATAGCCTTAAAAGTGACGAGGATCGTATTGAAGAAGCGGGAAAACTCAGCAAAGTTATTATGGGTACACCGAGTAAGACTGCTCGGAAAGAACTATGGAAAGTAACAATTATGACTCTGCTTGGGGGTAAAGTGAGCCCCGATGTGGTTGCCAAAATCATGAAGGAAATTGATGCGGCTGGGTTCACAACAGCCGATCCTGAAGTAATCATCGCCGCGAAAGACGCTGGTCTTGTTGGTGAACAACTTGCTTCGATTGCTCTTGGTTTCCCAAAAGATGAATACCTTCAAGCACGTAAGGATCATATTATACGGGTGGCAGCAATTGCAGATCATCAAGGTGTTATTGATAAAGCCCCTATAGGAGCAGCCTCACGAGGGGTTGTTGATCTCGATGATGATCCGGCAAATTCCGGTTCGGCAGAGAAAGCTAAAAGTCGTGACACGACTTTCCAAGACTCAACAAAAGATCGCACTCGCGGCAATGGCAAAAATAACCAGAAGGAGTAACCCATGGGTGGCTATGTAAGTATCGCAAATGAAGCTGCGAGCGAATTCAAAACTGGTCATGGCACAGTAGGAACAACTCCTGTTGTTGCTCTTATCACTGTTGAAACTCCCGTCAAAAAGTATGTTGAAGTCAAGGCTGACTTGACCAATACAAACAACATTTTTGTGGGGATTAACACAGTATCGACCACAACAGGTTTCTTGCTGGATGCCGGTGAATCGGTCAGGATTCCGATTGACGATTTGAGCAAAGTCTACGTTGTTGCTGACGCCGCCGCACAAGGTTTTTCGTGGCTCGCCGTTTAAGGAGGTGATTCTTGTCCATTACCAGTGCATATTATGGAAATCTCTTAGAAGCGGAAGAATACTTTGCTCTACGCCTTCATGAGAGAGCGTGGTCCAGTGCGGCCCCCGCTGATCGTCCCAAAGCTCTTTGGGCAGCTTCAGTCATCATTGATGCGTTGAATTATAAGGGCAAAAAGAGTACTGTTTACGCACTCTTGGCAGAAAATCCCCATGCCTCGGATGGAGAGATTCGTGAAGCCGAAGCGGCTCAAGATATGGAATTCCCACGTGGAGCCGATTCAGTAGTTCCAGAACCTATTCGACGAGCGACCTATGAGATTGCCCATGAATTACTCGATGGAAAAGACCCTGAGATCGAATTAGAGACGCTTGGGATCATCAGTCAGAGTTACGCAGCGGTGAGAACATCTTATAACAGGAATCAGGTTCCCATTGAACATATCATTAACGGCATTCCAAGTTCGCAAGCTTGGCGTTGGCTAAGACCGTTTCTTCGTGAAGACGATGCCATTGTGCTTGCCCGTATCAGTTAGGAGATATTCATGGCTTTGCTCTGGATAGAAGGTTTTGAAGGTTTTGGAACTACTATTGGGAATGCTCCTTCACCAACAGGTATCATTGGTCGTAAGTATCCGGTTATCAATCGTGAATCGGAGATGAAGATTCAAAATGGAAGAAATGGATTTTGCTTAGCAATTTATTATGCCATTGGTGCTGAGAGTTATATCCAAAGTCCTGACTTGACTACGGATAATACTCTGGTATTTGGTGCAGCAATCAAGATACTTTCAACTCCAAGCGTCTTGCCTAGTAAATTGATGATGTTTTATGATGGTACATCATTAGCTGTAAATATCCGTGTCAATACGAATGGCACTCTTTCAGTTTACTTGGATAATGTTTTACTTGGCACCTCTGCTTTGGCATTATCTTCCAATACTTGGTACTATCTTGAGTTAAAGGTATTGACCCATGCGTCAGCAGGTACTGTTGATTTGGTGATTAACACTGATAATTGGCTTTCTCTTTCTGGCATTGATACACAAATAGGTTCTCATGCCTATGCTACGGCTTTCAGATTAGGAAGCAGTAATGTAACGACCCTATATGATGATCTCTATCTTCTGGATAGTTCTGGTTCAATCAATAATGACTTCCTCGGGATTCGCAAAGTTTCCGCAATTCGACCTAATGCTGCCGGTGATTCTACACAATGGATTCCTGATTCAGGAACTAATTATGACCGAATCAACGAAATGGAATTGGATGAAGATACTTCATATGTTGAAACGGGTACAACAACAAATAAGGATTTGTACAACTATGATCCTGCGATCAATATGACTTCGATTGATGGTATCCAAATCATAACTGAGGTGAAAGCTACCTCGGGGAGTATGGAATTGCAAAATATCACCAAATCAGGTTCGACAGAAAATGCGCAGTCATGCGGAACGATCATTTCAACGGATTATGTAACTTGTTCTTCTATTAGTGAAGTGAATCCTGACACATCTAATCCCTACACACCTGCCGAGATTGATGCCGCACAATTTGGTATCAAGGCCATCTAGCGGAAGGCATTATTATGGCAATCCGTGTCTCAAGACAGTTTGTCGAAGTTCTGCACACAGAATCTTCGAGTCTAAGGACTTCAAGACAAACCATTGAGATATTAGGCTTCCGAGAGTTCAATGCTAGAGTCTCAAGACAACATGTTGAGTTGCTTGGTGAAGATGATCCTGGTCTAGCTGTCTCACGTCAATTAGTTGAAGTACTCCATGTAGGGAAATCTAATCTCTGCATGTCACGACAAATAGTAGAAGTGTTGGCACCTGTCAACATCTACTTCGGAGTTGGTTCATCAGTTCTCATTTTGCAACAAAGTTTGAGTGTTGCAACTAACCATATCACAGTTGAGTACTATGGGACAATTCATGAAGCCAATGCGTATTTCGCCCAACGTCTTCACGAACGTACTTGGTCTCAATCAAAAGCAATTGATCGCGAGAAAGCCCTTTGGGCAGCAACACTGATTCTCGACACCTTAAACTACAAAGGAAATAAACATCCCGTATACGAAGTTCTGCAAAGTAATCCATTCGCCCCCCCCCCCATGAAGAAATTCGAGTGGCGGAAGCATCACAGTTTTTAGAATTTCCTCGGGATGCCGACATGGAAGTTCCAGAAGAAATCAGAGTGGCGACTTATGAGATTGCCCACTCATTACTTGATGGGAAAGATCCCAACATAGAACTTGAAGCCTTGGGCATCAAGAGCTATGGTTTTCAAGGTGAAGTTGTAAGTCACAATAAGGAACAAGTCCCTATTGAACACATCATCAACGGTGTACCTAGCACACAAGCCTGGCGTTTGTTGCGACCGTATCTTCGTGATGATGATGCAATCATATTATCTCGGATTTAGCCAAAACTCAAGTTGACTGACTGTGTAAGTCAGGTTTACCTTGCCATACTAAGTCTACCGCTACTAATATGGCTTAACATTTCAGCGGGTATCGTTTGGAGATTTTCCATGTTTGATGAAAAGTATTTGTTCGTTTCTCAAATTTCTTGTTTCGACGGCGAAGGCGCTACTAGTTCCAGTGGAAGTTCTGGTGATGGTGATGGTGATGGTGATGGTGCTGGTGCTGGTGCTGGTGCTGGTGATGGTGATGGTGCTGGTGCTGGTGCTGGCGCTGGTAAGACATTTGATATTGCCGCCGTCAACAAGATCGTTGAAGAGCGTCTTGCGAGAGACCGCAAGAGTCGTGAAGCTGCTCGAAAAGAAGAATACAAAATTCTGGAATCTAGTTACAATGAACTCTTGGAACATAAAACTCTTTCTGATGAAGAGCGTTCCAAAGCTGAGGAACGGTTGGAAAATGTTCAGAATCAATTGAGGACCAAAGAGGAACGTGCCAAGCACGAGAAAGAACAACTGAAAAACGATTACGAAGTGCAGTTGAAAACCGAACGAGAAGCTCGCAAAATCTGGGAAGATCGTTTCCATGGTTCGAGTATCGATCGCGCCTTACAAGATGCAGCGGTGAACAATGATGCCTACAACATTGACCATATTGTTCAGCTTCTTCGTCCAATGACAAAGTTGATTCCCGTTATTGACGATAATGAAAATGAGACTGGTCGTTTTGAGCCGGTTGTCAATTTTCCTGACCATGATGATAAGGGAGAGAAGGTAACCTTTTCTGGGACACCTGACGAGATTGTAAAACGAATGCGAGAGATCCGTCTACATGCCAATCTCTTCAAAGCGAATGTTGTCTCTGGTTTGGGTGCCAATAACGCTACCGGTGGCGCAGCATCGGGTGACGGTGGTCCTATCGATGTGAGTAAGCTGACACCTGCTCAATATCGAAAAATCCGAAAAGAACACCCCGAACTTGTCGGAATGTAAACACTACCATCTTTGCCCTCGGGGGTAAGTTCGTATATCAAACTCTGTCACCGTTCTTAAAGGAACAACAAAATGAATTCGCTTTACCTCTGTGTGGCCCAAGTGACCTGTTTCGCCAATGACAATGATGCCTTCGTCCCTGAACATTGGGCGAATGAAGGTTTGATGATTCTCGAAGAAAACATGGTGATGGCTCACTTGGTCCACCGTGACTTCGAGAATGAAGTTCAACGATACGGCGATGTAGTCAACACTCGTCGACCTAATAAGTTCAAGATCGCCCGTAAGGTTGATGGCGACACTTTGAGCTATCAGGATGCCGTGAGCACGAATGTGCCAGTGGTCTTGGATCAGTGGTTCACTCAGCCCTTCACCATTTATGATGGTGAGGAAAGCCTGTCTTTCAAAGACTTGGTGCAGGTTTACCTGCGACCCGCCATGCTCAGCATTGCTAATGGTGTTGATCGTTCCGTGACAGGTCAGGTTCAACAGTTCTTCGGCACCGTGTCGAATCGTGTTGGTCGGTTGGAGAATTTTCCCTCCGCGACTTCTAATGAGGTTGTGCTGGATGCTCGCCAAGTGTTGAATGACAACTTGGCTCCAATGGATCGACAACGACATCTGCTCTTGACTTCATCTAGCGAAACTGCCTTGCTGAAGAATGATATCTTCGTGAAGGCAAATGAGCGGGGTGATGATGGAACAGCCCTTGAGATGGCCAAACTGGGTCAAATCTACGGGTTCAATACCTGGATGGGTCAGAACGTGCCGAGTCTTATCACTGGCACCTCGATTGCTGGTACAGCAACGAATGCCCATGCTGCCGGTTACGCTGGTGTGATTGCCTGTACTCTTGGTGCCACCGTCGTTGGTGAGTTCATCAATGTTGCCGGTAACGATCAGCCGACCTACTGCACAGCTATCACTGGTGCGACCACGGATTTCACTCTCAATGAGCCTCTGAAGTATGCGACTGGCGCTGGCGCGGTCGTGACTGCTTATACGTCAGATACGGTCAATCACCCAACTGCTGGTACGTATGATATTGGTTGGACCAAGAAAATTGGTATGGACAATGTTGCTTACTGGAATATCGGGCAACTCTGTGCTTTTGGTACTGGTGCTAGTCGTCGGACTTACACGGTTATCGAGATCGATGGTAACGATCTTATCCTTGACCGTCCTTTGGAAGTCGCCGTTGCTGACGGTGCGGCTGCCTTCCCCGGTCCCCAAGGTAACATGAATCTTGCGTTCCATCGCGAAGCCCTTGCATTGATCACACGACCTCTCGCCCTTCCGCGAGCGGGCACTGGCGCTGTCGGTGGTGTGGCCAGCTACAATGGCATCTCGATGCGTGTTACGATGCAGTACAGCCAATCCGCTGGTGGTACTCAGGTCAACTGTGACATGCTCGCTGGTCTGGCTGTCCTCGACACCGACCTCGCGTGTGTTGTGCTTGGCTAAACCCCTGTAATGTTCAAGGCTACCCTCCGGGATACTCCCGGAGGGTACGCCTTTCTTTTCAATTTGCTAGGGGAGATAGTATGATGGATTTTCTTTTCGCTTTTAATGGATTGTCAGATATGGGATGGCTCTTCCAAAATTATGGACCATTCATAGCCGCAGTGGTATTCTTTATCTGGCGCGATTATCGTCGCGAAGATATACTCACAACACGAATCAAAGAACTTGAGAATGAACAACGAGAAGTTATTCTTCCCCTCGTAAAAAGTTGCACGGAAGTGATTACTAAGAATACACAAGTGATGGAAGCAAACATGAAGGTAATGGAACGCCTGAGTAATGCTATTGATCGGACCCTCAATTAAGCGAGACCGCCATGTATCCTGCCGAATTAGCCCTCAGGCGTACTATTGTTCGTACGCTCTATATGCTGAAGCGACAATATGGCGGCACTATCGATATTTATACTCTTGTCAGTTCTGGGACGGATCAGGAAACTGGTGTAGTCTCATTAGTCAAGGATGTAGTGCATGTTGATCGTGCCATTGTATTACCTGCTCGAATGCAACGAGAGGTTAGAAAGAGCATCTCTCAAATTTCTGCGAACAAGATGTTCGTTGTGGGCGGAACATATGATGCCGGTCGTCGCATTTTCATCATTGATCGCGAAGATGCTCTTACTCTTGATATTACCAACAATACCTACATCATCTATCGTAATCGAAAGTACGAAATTGAATCGTTTCAAGAATACGAGTTTGATGCTGGTTGGATTATTGTTGGTCGAGAACTTGTCGGAGAAATTCCTGAACAAATTCACCTGTTGAAAGCTGATAATCTCCTCGATTTACAAGGAGCAGGAAATGCCAGCTAACCCCAATTGGGCAAGGTGGATATTTGCCTCTATCGCAAAGACCTTGAATGCAGTCGCTGATGCCAATGGTATCGAAGCTATCGTTGAAGGGGTTGATGACGAGACGGATACATTCACAGAAGCAACAGATCATGTTGAGATTCGTATCAGTGGTCCTTTCACTAAGGAAATGTCTGGTGAGTATCGCATCCAAATGGACGTTAATGTAGTTCTGACAAGTCGTTTCGATGGAAAACAGAAGAACCGACATTCGATCCTGACAAACGCGGGTCTCTTTCACTCTGCCATGGACAGAGCAATTCTCATCTACAAGTATGGTAGCGGAGTGGAAGATGATGATAGTTACCTGGGTTGTTTGGTTCCTCGCTCGGGGAAAAATGATACTGTTCGAGTGATACACTTTGGCAAAGTGGACCCGACTGATAGGGTGAAACAATCGGTAATTGACGCCAGATATGAAATGTTTCTTTCAAAGGATTAGTGCATGTTCCTTTATCTTTACACAATTACCAATCATGTAAACGGTCGGATGTATGTGGGGATAACCAATAACTTTGAAAGAAGGTGTAAAGAGCATAAAAGTGGGTATGGTTCTCTCCTTGTGAAAAGAGCCATCAAAAAATATGGTCTGGAAGCCTTTGAATTTAGGATTATTTGTAAGGGTCTTGAAGAATACATTAAGGAAATGGAAATTCGAGCCATTCGTATATTGGAAACATTCGGACCTAAAGGTTACAATCTGACGATAGGTGGAGAAGGTTCGACAGGAATAAGACCTTCAATAGAAACCCGTCGTAAGATAGGTGAGGCTCATAGGGGAAAGATTACTTCAAAAGAAACACGGAAGAAGATGAGTGAAGCTCAAAAAGGGAAAACTCATTCATTAGAGACTCGTCGTAAAATATCTGAAGGGCACAAAAATCCTTCTGAAGAAACTCGACGAAAAATGAGTGAGGCTGGTAGAAACATCTCAGACGAGACTCGACGAAAAATGAGTGAAGCCCATAAAGGAAAAACTCTCTCGCTTGAACATCGAAAGAAAATTGGGGATGCTCATAAGGGTAAAAAGAAAAGACTTCATTCTGATGAAGCTCGACGAAAAATGAGTGAAGCCCATAAAGGGAAAACTCTCTCGCTTGAACACCGAAAGAAATTAAGTGAGATTAGAAAAGGAAAATCTAAACCTTCAATGCAATGTGGGAAACATCCAAAAGCAATCATATTAACTGTAAATGGAATTAAGTATAATTGTATCAAATCGGCAGCTAAGGCTCTAAAAGTTTGTTATATGACTATGTGGAGTGCAAGGAAAAAAGTTGGTTCAAATGTCTTTGATTACCACCCAAAGCGAAAAAAGTCGCTATCAATGGCGTCGAGTATGGAAGCATAAAAGACGCCGCCACAAGGCTTAGGGATTAACTATTCAACTTTACGTGATGCCCGACGAAGGGCAAAATCGACTGTGTTCTCTTTTCAACTAAAGGGGTAAAACCCCAATAACATTTAATTAGGAGGGTTTACCCTATGGCTCGCATCGAACTCAAAAACTGTGTAATTAAGCTGAAAGACGGTCTTAGTGGAACCGGAGCTATCAATGAACCAACCACTGCCCCTGTTGTGACCGACACCGAGTTCGACATCGACACTCTCGTACTTAATGCAGGTGGTCTTGGAACCGATGTGGTTCCGATTGGTGCGAAGTTCTTGGTTGCTGGTGAAACCGACACCACACAAGTCCATACCGTTACTGAGCGAACGCCCTCTGATGGTTCGGCTACCACAACCAACATTGTCTTCACGCCCGCACTCGGTGCTGGTACGTATGTCGATGGTGGTGTGATTACCTTCCAGGCTATCGAATTGGAGATCAAGATCGGTGACGGCAATGTTACCTACACCGAAGCGAATGAGTACGAGTACGATCTCGATCGAGGCGTTCTTGATACCGTTCGGGCTGGTGACCAAGTACCCATGGATGTGTCTCTGGACTTCGTCTATGAATACGTCACTACGGGCACAAGTGAAACCACTTCCCCAATGGATGCTCTGAAGAAAATCGGTGGAGCCACCGAATGGCGAAGTTCGTCCGCTGATCCGTGTGAGCCTTACGCTGTTGACATAGAGATCATCCATACGCCGATCTGTACGACACAAGAGATTGAAACGACTGTCTTCCCGGATTTCCGTTCTGAGAGTCGTGAGCCCGATCTTGGCGAAGCTACCATCTCCGTGTCAGGTCGTTGTAATGTGACTCAACCCACAATCACCCGTACTGCCCAGTAAGGAGGTGTATCATCGCGCGCATCGAATTGAAGAACTGTGTCATCCGATTTCGAGATGGCTGGGCTGGAGCGGCTCTGGTCGACGATACATCAATTGCCGGGGCGAATACGACCCTGGAAATTGATACGTTATCCGGCACACCCGCTTCAACCACGATTGTCCCTGTTGGCGTTCGCTTTTCGATTGATACCGTGGCTGACACGGTTTTCACGATTACCGCTGTCAACTCCAACGAAGTTCAGACACTTGATCTGGATACGCCCACAGCGGGTACATTTACCTTGTCTTGGGATGGTGAAGGTCCCACTGGGGCTATTAACTATGATGCTACAGCATCTGAAATTCAAACAGCTTTGGAAGGCTTGACTAGTATCGATGCTGGTGATGTAATTGTTACTGGTGCATCTTTGGGTCCATTCGACATCGAATATCGTGGACAGTACCTTGCTACCGATGTGGCATTGATGACTATTGACGGGACAAGTTTGACGAATGCTTCCAGTGCTGAAAATATCACTGTGAAACGTCCTGGAGCGACCTCCTGGGAACTAACATTCACACCGGCGTTGGATGCTGGCGATTTGCCCGCAAACAGTGATGTGATCACGTTTCTTCCACAACAACTCGAAATCAAAATCGGCGATGGTAATCTGACCTACACCGAAGCGAATGAATACGAATACGATCTCGACCGAGGGGTTCTCGATACTGTTCGCGCCGGGGATCAAATTCCACTTGATCTCAGTCTTGAGTTTGTTTATGAGTATATCACAACAGGTACAGGTGAAGAAATTTCGCCAATGGACGCCCTGAAGAAAATCGGCGGGGCTTCTGAATGGGTCTCCAGTTCTGCTGATCCGTGTGAGCCCTATGCCATAGACGTGGAAGTAGTTCACACCCCGATTTGCACCACACAGGAAATTGAAACAACAGTATTCCCGGACTTCCGTTCGGAAAGTCGTGAACCCGATCTGGGTGAAGCATCCGTTGCTGTTTCTGGTCGATGTAACGCTATTCAACCGACAGTGACGCGAACGTCACAATCGTAAGTTTTACGTCTGGGGTGAGGTCACTACTCACCCCAGACTTTTTTTCTTATTTGGAGGGAGAATCAAAATGAAAATTGGTGGAGTAGATCCGAAGACAATGTCAACAGAAGAAATTCTTGTGCTTCCCCGTGGGGAAAAGAGCATTGTTTTTCGTGCGGTTGGTGTTCCGAATTATGATTCATTCAATAAGCTCTGTCCTGAGCCTACGGCACCCAGAATTCACAAACCGAAAGAAGGCTGGGTGGATCACGTTGAAGAGCCTGGTTACAAGGACATGATGAAAATCTACGGACGAAAGCGTCTTGCCTGGTTAGTCATCACATCGCTGGAACCTAGTGATATTGAATGGGAAAAAGTTGATGCCGATAAGCCATCAACATGGTTGGGATGGAGCGAAGAATTGATCGATTCTGGTTTCAATCAAGTTGAAGTCAATCGTATCCAAAATCTCGTCTTCCAAGCAAATTGTCTCGACGAGGATAAACTCGAACAGGCGCGCGAGTCTTTTCTACGTGGGCAGGCTCCGGTTCCAAGCGAATCCTCTGGCCTAAATATCGCACCGGAGAGTACGCCATCTGGAGAGCCTGCCTCCGAATAGGCATCCTCCCTCCAGGTGTCAATCCCATATGGGATGACAATGGTGTACAAACACAGGCAGCGATTCTTGCATATGATCAAATTTGCCAATATGACGAAAAGGAAACCATGGGTTGTCCTATGGTTTCCTCTTCCAAGAAACACCATTGATAGAACCATTGATAGGACTATTGATTATGGACAATAGTGGAGACCTGCCCAAGCAATACAATTATGGGATTTGCAAGGAAGTGAAACCCTAACATGTTAGCAGAACGAAACCGAGAACAAGAACAATGGTTATAGTCTCTTCTCTAACAATACCTGCTCAGAGGTTCAGTATCCGTGATTACCTGGAGAATTACTGACCATGAAATTTACAGGCGGACTCATTAGTGTTGAAATGGACATGGCAGATTACCAACGAAGATTGCATGAGAATCTTTCAGAAGAGATCGCTCATGCAGCTTCTGTTTGGTTAGAGGCAGTTCTGCAAGAGATTCCAATTTGGTCAGGGGCTTCATGGGCTACTTTTACCAGATTGTCCAGAGCTATCGGAAGCACGCTCGCAATTAGTCCCGAAGCGATCAATCGGATATCATATGGTCAACGTCATGGTGATGGAGCCTTGATAGCAGACAAGCAAAAAGTCGAGTACAAGTTTGAGTATTCAACAGACCTTCGTTGGCTTGTTCACAATGAGTACAACACTCCTGAGAGTGATCCCAATGTCTGGGGCAAATTGAAGAAGCCTGGACCTTATCATTTCCAACAAGTTGGTCAAAGAGCATTTGAGAAGTTGGCAAAAGAAATTGAGTTGCCATCTCCGTGGAAATCACTCAAAGTCACTCGACATAGGATATAGCCATGGCCGAAATCAAACAAACATTAGGCTTCAATGCTGCTCAAGCGATTGAGACTTTGAACCAACTCGATGGAGTCATGCGATCCTTTAAGTCGGCTGTAAGTAGCACAACAAAGGTTCTGGGGAGTTTCAATGCGAAGGCTGACAAGACCGATGGTGTCCTCAAGAGATTGAAGACATCTGCCAGTAGTGCTGCCACTCAGATGGCCAATTTGAATAAGCAATCCAGTGTAACCAAACTGGATGCTACAAATGTGGCTGCAACACAAGCGGCATCTGCATTGGATAAGATTGGCGCGGCGGCAAGTTCTGCTGGCAAAAAGACGGGTCAGGCAGCCGATGATGCTGCTGAGAAAACGAAAAAATGGACTATTTCCTGGGAGACTTTGGGTCGAGTCATCATGACTCAAGCTATTGTACGTACTCTTAATGCAATCAGAAATGCACTCAGTGATGCTGTTACTGAAGCCATCGCTTTCCAAAAAGCAGTAGCGGAAATCGGAACAATCGCAGGTGGATTGGGTGGTCTGGAAAAGATCGAAGACATGGTTTTACGTGTCTCGAATACTTTTAATGTTGAACTTGCGGATGCTACAGAAGCCGCTTATCAAACAGTATCGAATCAGATTGCCTCTACTGAGAAGGATGTTGAAGCCTTCCTGGGTTCAGCCGCTAAGTTTTCCAAGATTACCAAGACGGATATGACTACAGCGGTCAACCTCCTTTCTGGTACTTTGAATGCCTTTGGAAAGGAAGTCTCTGAGACAGAAGATGTCGCCGCCAAGTTCTTTAATACGATCAAACTTGGTCGTACCAGGGCTGAAGAGTTAGCACAGGGTATGGGTACAATCAATCCTATTGCTTATAAACTTGGAATCTCCATGGAGGAATTGAATGCGGCAGTAGCTACACTCACTATTCAAGGACTCAAAACTGACAAGGTAGTCACTCAGATTCGAGGCGCGATGCAAGCATTCTTGAAGCCTACTGAGGCTATGAAAGATGCGATGGGAGAGTTGGGATTTGAGACTGGTGAACAAGTTTTTGAAGCCCATAATCTTCAAGAGGCTATCAAAGCAATCGCGGCTACGACAGATGGAAGTGCGGCGGCAATCGCTAAACTTTTCCCACGTATTCGAGGTCTCACCGGTGTCTTAGGTCTGGCTGATGATGAGTTAGGTCATTTCAACAAATCAATGAAGGAACAGAAAGATGCTCTTGGTGAGGTTTATGATAAAGCGTATCATCTGATCATCACGACTGATGCTGAAAAAGTTACCAAGGCAGTGAATAAACTCAAGAACGCCTTCATTGATGTTTTTGGGCAGCAATTCCTTTCTGGTCTTGCTAACGTATTTGGCAGATTTGAAGGCGCGGTTACAAGTGAAGTCGAGCATATCACAAGAGCATATGATGAACGTAGCAAGGCTCATGCAGACCTTCTCACAAAGGAACTTCAAAATGAAAAGGATGCACTCGCAGAGCGGGCTAAACTCTTGGCTCAGTATGCCGCCGTTGCTCGAAAGGAATTCATAGCAGCAGCTAATGCTGCTGAGGATGCCAACCAAGTAATTGCTGCGAGTACACAGTGGGCTATCGATAGTATGATGGGTCCTGTGGATGCAGCGATCTCAGTGATCACGAAAGCTGCCGCTGAAGTCGATAAGGCATTAGCTCGTGCTACACAGGAGCAAGCAAGCTCGACTAAAAGAGTCCAAGATATCCTGTTCCAACGAGGTATCAAAGCTGCCAAGGATGATCCTATTCTTCAAATCTCTCTTTTGAGAAAGAAGGCTGCTGAAGAGAATGTCTTAGCACAAAAATTGGCAGCGGAAGCTGATTTTGATGCAGCAAGGGCTGCTCAGAGTAGATTCGTTGCTCTCCATGAGCAAGCGTTCGGGATTGCAGAGTCTAACAACGAAACTCGCATTGCTGCTGATCTATCGAAATTCTTGGCTATCCGTCAGGATCGTTATGTGAAAGCAACTGAGAAAGGAAAAATTGTCACTAAAGAAGGGGCAAAAGGTTTAGCTGAAGCTGGACGTGGGATTATTGCATATAGGGCTGATTTGGATTCTCTCATCAAGAAGATGACTGAAGCCCAGGAGGCAGCTTCAGATAAGGACTTGACGCCTGAAGATCAAGCCAAGTTGGCAAAGGAAGCCCAGGTAGCTGTTGACAATTACCTTGAGACGTACACGAAAGGAGTTGAAGAGTTCGCTCAAAGTGCTGATCCTCTCGTAAGGAAACTTTTTCAAGAAATCGAGGCACGAGACATAACGGTCGAGATTGATACAATCATGACCCTCCCATCGAACATGCAAGAAATCTTTGGGATGATTCGTGATGCTGCTGATGATTTCTTCCAAAAGATTCCAGTCGAAGTTCAACTTTTCGCCGCAGAGCGAGGGTTGGCGATAGACACTCCAAAACAAGTTGACGAGGTTATGCGGCAGTTCACCCAAACTGTGGAAGAGCAAGCCACTGCACTCAATGCTGCTAAGCAGGCTCAGTCAGCCCTTGATAACGAGATGCAAAAGATTAGGGCGACCCTTGTTAGTCTCCAGGATGTTACTACCGGTGAAGCCTTCAGTGAATTTTTTGAAGCTCTATCAAAAGGACCCGGAAGAGCAATCAAGGAAATTGGTGACAAGCCGCAACAATTTGCTGATTTTGAGGTTATCCTAGCGAGTATCAATAAGGGACTCAAGGAGGGGTTTGAGCCAGAACAAGTTCAAGTTCTGACCAAACAATTGGAAAATCTTGCTTCCCGTGGTTTTCATGCAGAGGGTGCTTTGCAAGCATTGAATGATGCCATTATCAAACTCCCAACATTGCAAGAAGCTGCCGGGGCAGGATTAGGTGTGGGTCAACAGGAATTGCAAATCTCGAATATGCTGAAGTCTGGACAACTGCAAGATGCACAAATTCAAAAAGCTATCGAAATTGCAAAAGCAAACCAGCAGATTGGAGCAGCGATTGATGCCAACAAGTCTAAGACAAACGCCGCTACACAGTCCCAAAAGGCTCTGACTCAAGCTGTACAGGAAAGTTCCCAAACTGTTGCTGAACAGCCAACGAAAGTCCAACAGACTGCTCAAGCAGCAATGCAACTGCAAGGTACTCAAGGGGCTGTTACTGCTGAAATTGGTAACACCAATTTAGGTATTCAACAGATGTCTTCTGGACTTGAAGCAGCCAATGGGAAGGCTCAACAGTTGCTGGGGACTCTTGGAAGTGTCAGTGCGGCTGTTTCAACTGCGCAAGGTCCTATCATTCGGAATCCATTCGTTAAACAATCAATGGGTGGGCAAGTCGGATACTTTGCCAATGGCGGTCGTGGAATGGATACCATTCCTGCAATGCTCTCTGCTGGAGAATATGTTACCAATGCAAGATCGTCACAACGATTTTTCTCCCAATTGCAAGCGATGAATGCTGGTCAACAACCAGTTTTCCATAATAATGGTGGGGACACCTATAATACCAATGTAGGCGATATCAATGTTAGTGGGGCTGGTAAACCCACAATCGTTGCTCGTGAGGTAATGAAAGCCATCCGTCGCGAAGAACGTCGAGGTTCGTCACGTTAGTCAATCTGGATGGGCATCATAGTGGTGCCTATTCATCAACTTCTTTCCCCTGTGGAGAAATACATGTCTATCTCTGAAATGAAACTTGGTCAAAGTGCGGTAGCCACAGTAATCAAGAACCAAACCGGTGGCCACAATGATCTTAATGATCTCGGTGGTCATTACGTAGTTGAGCATTGGCGAAATGGCCAGAGGATCAATGAGTACCACTTTCCCAATGGGATTGTCAACGAAGGCAAGAATCACTTGCTCGATGTTCATTTCCATGCGGTAGCCGCAATGACCACTTGGTATATGGGTCTGATTGATGATCTCAACTTCTCGGCTCTCAATGGTACTGATCTGTATGATGACATCGATCAGGCGGGCAACGGTTGGGATGAATTCAAGCTGTATACTGATCCAGGTAATGGTGACAGTGCGACGACTCGACCTGTTTGGGATGAAGCTGCGGCTTCTGCTCAATCGATTACCAACAATACAGTCACGGTTTTCGACATTACCGGTTCCGGTACTGTTAAAGGTCTCTTCCTTTGTGCAGGCACTAATGCCAATGTCAAGGGTGATCACACTGCTGGTACAGCACATAAACTTTGGGCGACTGCTCTGTTCTCTGGTGATGTGGCTGTTCTCAGTGCTGATCAATTGAAGGTCACATACACAGTCAGTGCCTAACGAATCTCTCCCTCGTGGTGGTCAGGCTTCGGGTCTTGACCCGAACCTGGTCACCATTTTTCATATAAGGAGCCTTCTCATGGCATTACTTTGGATTGAAGGTTTTGAAGGTTTTGGAACTACTATTGGAGGTGCTCCTTCACCAACGGGGATCATTGGTCGTAAATATCCTATCGTCAATAGAGAAGCATTTATGGATATAGAGACTGGTCGATATGGGAATTGTCTTGAAGTTGATCCTCTAGGTTACTTACAAAGTCCCCATTTAACAACTGATGATACATGTATTATCGGTATGGCAATTTATATCCCATTGTGTACTGTTGACACTCACATTATTAAATTGTACGAAGGTGCAAATTTAGGTGTAAATTTCTCAGTTACATCGGCTGGATATATTACTGCTAAGATGAATACGATTACTTTGGCAACCTCAACATCGGCGGTCCCCTTTGATACTTGGTTTTATTTTGAAGCAAAAGTGCTGACAAGTAATACGGTGGGAACTGTTGATGTGAAAGTCAATGGGACTTCTTTTATTTCCTTAACAAATCAAGACACACAGCCAGGTTCAAATGCTTACCACACAGCATTTAGACTTGCTGATGCCGTATATAATGGTGTTGTAGTTAAGTTTGATGATCTCTATTTCTTGGATGGTTCGGGATCAGTGAACAATGATTTTCTTGGGAACAGGAAAGTTATCGCTCTTGATCCTGATGGTGCTGGTGATAGTACAGATTGGACTCCTAGTGCGGGGAGCAATTACGAGAACGTCAATGATGGTGGTCTTTTGGATGAAGATACTACATACAATGAGACAAGCACGGATGCCGATGATGACTTGTATACCTACGACAATCTTCCTGGAGTTACTGCTTCTGTGGATGGTATTCAAATCACCACTGAGACAAGGGTAACAGCGGGGTCCATGGATTTGAGCAACTTGATCAAGACAGGGACTACAATATACCCCGGTACAGCGGATACTATCACGTCAACATCTTATGTTACAACTATAAGGGTTGAAGAGCAAGACCCCGACACTGTTGCTGCTTGGACACCTTCCGGCGTTAATGACGCACAATTTGGAATCAGAGCTAACACGTAACTGAGGGGACACTGCCATGGCTATTCGTGTTTCCCGTCAGAGAACTGAAGCTCTAATCTTAGAAGACCCTGAAATTCGTGTATCACGTCAGAGAATTGAATCTCTTGTGAAGGATACAGGAACGATTTATGTGTCCCGAGTTAGGGTTGAAGTTCTGGTTCCAGATTCTCAAATCTATGAGGAGTCAGCAAGTTCAACACTTATTCTTACACAAGTAGCTGCTCGTGATGCGATGACTATTGAGAAGTCTGGTAGTTCATCACTCTCGTTAGGTCAGAATTCTGTTCTCCAAGTAAAACTCAACAAATTCGCTACAAGCGAATTAGCATTTACTCAGTTAGCCGATACAAATATCAAGAACCTGTTTGGTACTTCAACCCTAGTATTGGCTCAGCAGACTGCTTTTCCAGGGACACATTTGGAGGATGCAACTTCGATTCTTGCATTGACAGATTCTGCTGTTAATTCAGGTTTGATAACAGCCTCGGCAACTAGTATATTGACACTCGTTCATTATGCTGATGACGAGGTTAAAGCAAGAGATGCTAGTAATACTCTTACTCTAACCGACACGGCTTCTGTTGACAAGATTCTACAAGGGTTCAGTCAACTGACCTTGGTACAAAATGCAAGAACGACAAAAGAACTTCTGGCATCGAGTCAGTTAGCTCTGATTCAGTCTGCTAAGCAACATGTTCAGAAGCTCTATGCAACGAGTCAGATTGAATTCAGTCAGACTACCAAAATCAATCCTCAATTTCTCACAGCATCAAACACACTGACGTTATCTCACGATAACATTGTAACGAAACCGATTCACGTGTCAGCAACAAGTGAGTTGACGACATATGAAGAGGTTTGGGAAGTCGATGAACTCGTACTAGTAGCTACTGGTCTACGTGATGAAGCTACTGTTGTCTCTGACATCAATCATACAGCTTCCTCCGTTATTCCGATTCAACATAAAGCGAATGCCCACGTTGCTTTGGCAACAGGTATAAGTGCTTCGGCATCAAGTTCGCTCAGTTTCAGTCACAAAGCCATCCCAAAGGCAATAGAAGAGAGTACAACAAGCACGCTTGTTCTGTCTCAAACAGCAGTTGGTGTGGCAGGCAAACCTAGTATAAGCATACTATCATTAACAGGTGTTGCTGCTGTAACAATTGATCGTGGACTTGCCAGTATATCAACACTTGGACTTCAACAGTCTACCACCTACACTCTAATCCTTGGATCGACCCGGTGGCAATACTCACCATTCGTTGGCGATAGTTCTGATTCGGATGCACCCACACCACCGCCCGCCGAAATCGGCGGACCAATGGCTGGTATTCAGGTACCATTCCAATTAGTCTATCCTTCGATGGGGGTCGTGACTGATTCAGTTTCCTTGAAGGCACCCAACTTGGGTAACAAAGATCGATTGGCTTTCAATCGAGTCCTGCAAGAGACTCGTGGCGGAACTTTGATAGTCTTCGCTGATCCTATATGGCCAAAGATTCAGACATTGGTACTCACTTTCTCGGGTCTTTACCGCGTAGAAGCACATGCTCTCTTGGCATTTATCAACGACTATCTCGGTAAAGAGATTGGATTGATCGATTGGGAGCATCGTTACTGGAAAGGTATCATTACGACTCCAGATGAACCTATCGTTGAAGACAGGTTCGATAATTTCACCGCTAGTTTTAGTTTTGAAGGTGAACTTGATCCTACATGGAATCCTCAAGTTGTACCACCTTCTCAACGATACTCTGCAATCCGATCCGAGCAGGAAGGTGGATACTACATGCCAAATGATCCTATTTTACCGGCAACTCCAGAGACAATTGATTACCATTCCGCTGAGGCTGATTCAACAATCATAATCGGTAACCCATTGTATCTCACAGGTGCTGGCCATGTCAACTCGGCTCGGGCTAACGCTGCCGGAACGACGCAAGTTGTAGGATTATCCATCACGGATACTTCGCCTACATTCACTTGCAACTATCTTACTGAAGGTAGAATTGAACGATCTGATTGGACTGATATCACCGGTGTGGCTACTCTGTCTGCTGGTGTTACCTACTTCCTTGATCCATCCATTGCTGGTCGGATCACATCCACGGCTCCTACAGCCGCTGGACAATATGTGGTGCGTATTGGTCGTGCAGTCAACACAACAACTTTGGACATCGAAATTGAATTGCCCATTCTGCTCTAAAGGAGAATCCAGTGGCACAACGAAAACCTCTCGTAATAAATGCTGGTCAGATTGAGCAGTTGCAATCTGGCGATACTCTCGATGCTGTTGTCACCGAAGTCGATATTGTATCGAGAACTAACAACAATGCCTCTCCTATTGTGATCGGTGCCCCGGTCTATCCTGATGGAAATGGCTCTGTTGATCTCGCTCAAGCCGACGCATCAGGCACAATTGAAGTTCTGGGATTAGTCCGGGAAACTTCTATTGCCGCCTCTGCAAGTGGCTACATTCAAACTGACGGCATTTTGGTGGCCACTACAGGTCAATGGGATGCTATCACCGGACTTACCGGCGGTTTAGTGGCAGGTGATGTCTATTGGCTGAGCGATGCTACGGCTGGTAAACTTACCAGCACAGCACCAACAACGGCTGGTAAATATGTCATTCGTGTTGGTAAAGGTCTAAGCACTACTGAGATGGAAATTTCCATTTCGCAACCAGTCCTTCTATAAGACGAATGAGGGGAGAGTTATGTCTTTCAAGCCTTTGGTTATTGATGCTGGTCAATTTAAGCAACTGCCTTCGGGACAAGCTCTCGATGCCGGTGGATGGACTCTCCCAACTTCGGGTGGAACAGAAGATTATGTCCTCACAGCGGATGCCGGTGGCAATGCTGTGTGGGACACAATCGATCATGGTGAACTCACTGGACTTACTGATGATGACCATCCACAATACCATAACAAGACTGGATGGACACCTGACTTCGCAATGTCAGGTGATACTACAATCTCAGTCAATAATGGAACCTTGACTTTGAGCATTGCTCCGACTGGGGCGAATTTCGAGTTTTGGGTACAAGGTGTCAAGTACACGAAAACCACTCAACAGAATGTGGTCTTTACAGATGATGAAGGGTTATGGTATTTCTACTTTAACGACAGTGGTGTTCTCACAGCTTCCCAAACTATTTGGGATTTCAATGCTGATAATTGGGCTGGTGTCTGTATAGGATACTGGGATGCTACCAATAACCTATTGATTCTCATCGGACCTGAGTACCACTCCTATGTAATGGACTCACTAACACACGAGTATCTTCACTTCACCTTCGGGACACGCTGGGCATCAGGCTTAGGTGTTGCCATCAATGGTGACAACTTGGATGTTGGTGCTGGTCATATTTATGATGAAGACATTGACATCTCCATCACGGATAGTCCTGCTGGTGGAATGTGGCAGCAAGACTTAACCCCAGCATCACTACCTATCTTCTATCGAACAGGATCAGGTGATTGGCGAAAGATGTCAGCATCTACAACGCCTGTTTATCTGGATACCAATGTTCCCCAGATCAATACCTTAAATGGTACATGGGGTTGGGAAGCTGTTGGAATGGCAAAATACTTTGTGTATTGGGTTATTGTTACCCATGATCAAAGTGAGCCCGTCATGTTGGTTCCTGGTCAAGAGGCTTCAGATACTCTCAATAAGACCCGATCAGGAAACCAATTAGCTGATATGCTGTTTGGCAATTTGCCAACAGAAGAGACAAAAGTAGTTGCTCGTGTCATCATGCAACGTAATGAAACGTCTCCCTATTATTCACTCATCGAAGTAAATGACTATCGTGATATCTCGGATGAACCAAGTTCTGGTGGATCGGTAATCGGTGACCACGGTAATCTGACTGGTCTTGGTGATAATGACCATCCTCAGTACGTGATGTACACAGGAGCAACAGCAAACGTAGACCTTGGATCACACACCCTTGTCAACAACCGGCACTGTTGTAGGAAGCAACATTCCATCTCCAACCGTTGACGATCAAGTGTTGATCTCTACAGCGTCTGGTGTAGCCTCTTGGTCCACGGCAGGAAACAATCAAGTTCTGGCCAGTTGGCGCAGGGACGGCTGCTTGGACAACTGACCTAGCTGGACTCACATCCTTAACAGTTGACAATATCACCATCAATGGGGCTATGATCTCCAGCGACACTGGAGCGATCAGTTTTGGAAATGAAGATTTAATAACTAGTGGATTCTTCTCTATAGCTCAAGGCATCAAACACAATCATGGTGACTCAGCCTACAGTTATAGTAAGCCATTCAGTAACTACACAGCAATAACGGCAGCGATAGGTACATTAGTTATTGATCTTCCTTTTGCTTTCAATAATACACTGGTAGGAATTAAGATTAGAGGTATCTCCTATCAAGATGGAGCAGGACCTTGGGAAGTATTTGTTTTTGGTAAACCATATAATGGAGTACCTGATCGTTGGCTATATCCTCGTGCAATCGTGAGCGGCAAAGTTCCTTTCGATATGGTTCGAGTAGGTTATAATGGGAATACAGGAAAAGCCTGTATCATGCTTGGAGAAACTTCAACTGAATGGGGCCATTCAATAGTTGAAGTTTCTGATGTTTTAGTTGCCACTGCTATTGTAGATGGTTGGGAAACAGGTTGGGATATCAATTATTACACAGATGAGACAAATTTCTACAACAATGATGCTGATCAAAGAGACCCAATAACACTCGATTGGCACAGGGATTTCGAGGCTCCTTCAGCAGTAAGCCAGATCCTACAAGCAACTGCTGATAAAGAGGCTGCTTGGACAACTGACCTAGCTGGACTCACATCCTTAACAGTTGACAATATCACCATCAATGGGGCTATGATCTCCAGCAACACTGGAGTGATCAGTTTCTCGAATGAAAACCTGATAACATCAGGGATGATTGAAACAAAGAATCCTACAGGGGGAATCTTTCAGGCAACGCGGGATGATAGTGGAATTGACACCCCTGATTTGATTGGGAGCTATCAGTATTATACTAATGATGCCAGTACTAATGCTGAAGGTGTTACATGTGCTCTACGGTACATATGTGATGGTACTTGGAATGGTGCCACCAATGAGGGACATTGGGGAATCTTTGTCCAAGACAGGACTTCTGTCGTAAGCACTCTAGTCGAAAGATTTAGAGTCAACAACACAGGTGAAGTTGAGGTTGTCTTAGGTGATTTGATAGTGACAGATGGAAAATTGCGTGTAGAAAATATCACCATCAATGGAGCTATGATCTCCAGCGACACTGGAGCGATCAGTTTCTCGGATGAAAACCTGTCAACAACCGGCACGGTTGTAGGAAGCAACATTCCATCTCCAACCGCCGATGATCAGGCATTATCGTCATCTGCATCAGGTGTCGCAAGCTGGAATGTAACTTGTTTGGCAGATGTTCTTGCTCAAGAGGTGCCCTCCGCTAGTGGTGCTGAACGGAAATTCGTTTTAACCGCCGACCCTGGTGATAAGTTTGAAATTGAAATTGCTCCATGGCCAATTACTCTAACATCCAATGAAACAGTTTATGTTAGAACCACGGGGAATGATACAACTGGTGATGGTTCAGTATCCTTTCCATTTTTGACAGTTGGACGAGCTATTGAATTTATTGGTGGCATGTACATCGGTGACTATGTAGTTACTGTTGATATCGGAGAAGGTAGTTTTGCTGAAGGGACCATCACATTTCAACATCCATTTGGTAAACAAGTAACTTTCAAAGGTGTCTCTGAACAAATTACTAATCAGGACACTACCACAATAGGGAGTATTGGTACTTCACTTGGCTTCAGCAGTCTCTATCGATATGATGTAACACTTGTGTTACCGGAAGGAAAATCCGTATCGGTGGGAGATTACATCGCGATACGAGAGGTAACTGCTGGGACCAACAAGGAAGCCTTATATGGATGTCACTATGTTTCTGATTGGGTATCAGAGACTCGAACAGCCACTATTCAAATAGTCTACAGAAATACCGGTCCTAAAGCATCCGGAACAGTTACAGGGATGACTATCGAATTGATAAAGACTATTCTCACTTTTGATAATCAGAATGGTCTCAAAACAGTTGGTCCCTATCATGCAGGTAACTGGAGAGGGCTTGTCGTTGAAGGTAACTATGACACAACCAATACTAATGCAAAGTATGGTGTATGGAATACAAGTGGCTCGGTAATAACTATCGGAGCACTTGATACTGATGGAAATGCAATAGGTGTTGTTGGTTTCCAAACAGGTCTCCTTGCTCAGAACAACGGTCTCGTCTTTGCTGATTATTCTTTCGTAAGTAAGTGTGGCACCCGATGCTCTAGTTCTATGAATGGGGCAGTACTTAGTGTAAGATGGGCAAGACTTTCTGGAGCTTCAATAAATTGTGTCTATACCACTATTGGATCGGCTGTTGATGCCAGAGGTGTAAAAGCAGTATCTAGTGGTGATGATACAGTAACCTCACTCAAGGGTTCATTCGTTGATGCTTCTGTTAGTGCATATGTAGATCAGAATGTCGCTACCAATGCTTTTTATGCCGATTTTTGGGCAGGTATTGATGCTTCTACTGCAACCTATTCAGATGCTGTTGATCCGGCTACAGGTGGCAATAATGACGGTAGTTATGTCATTGTTTAATTTGGGAGAGATTCATGTTTCTTGCAGTGAGAAATGGTCGTATTGCTGAACGAAGTAATGATATCAAAACTTTGCTCAGACTTGATTCCTCAAAGTATGAAGTGTTTGAATGGAATGATTCACTTCCTACTTGGGACATGGATGCGGGAGAACCACGTCCTCTTGATCCAAGAACTGTTTTACAGAAAGACAAGGATTCCAAAGAGAAATATATCCAAAAAAGATTGCAAAGATACCCCCTTATAGCTGATCAACTTGATATGATATACTGGGATGCCATCAATGGGACAACAATCTGGTTGGATAATATCACAAGAATCAAGGAGATGTTTCCCAAGTCAGAGGGGGAGGTGTAATTTATGTTCACTTTACAAGCCCCATATCCTTCTCTTCAAACAACTTCTATTTTACCAAATCCCGTGTTTGGTGATGCTGAGAATTTGAGAGTGTCAGTTTCGATGAAGCATACTATGGATGGTACACGATACACGTACGTCAAACGAAAGGGTGGACGTAAGCTTCAATGGACTTTCAAACTTACACGCAATAAATCACTCGAACTAAGAGCATTCATACAATCCTATTTTGCATCAAAGATTAGAGTGATTGATCACAATGATCGTGTATGGGTTGGACACCTAGTGAATAATCCGTTTGAATGGAGTACCGATAATCGTGCAGCCCCAGCGATTACACCTATGCCCCGTGGTGAATCACAAACAATAACTCTGGAGTTCGAGGGTGAGGAACACCTATGAAATTCTATGTCTATCATTATTGTGATCCTGAATCCGAAATTAGTTGTACACTTCTGACACCCAATTTGCGAAAGGACGAGGCAATGATGGGCGGCTCGGCATATTTGGATGACATTGTTTTGGCTATTCTCCACCATTTGCGTGCCAAATCGGTCCGTTTCACGGCCAACCGGGAAGCAGTGCAGCGGGCGTTCCATGCCACCAAGAGTGCTTTTCCTCAACACCTGGGGCTTCTTTCGTTTCGCAGCAAGGGGTTCTTTCCAGAGAGTCTTGGCCTGGATCAAGCCCTCGCCAACCTGGAGGCTTCGCGGTTGCTGCATCGACAGAACGAAGCGCCGCTTTTTTACGAGATCGATTCGGACATATCGACTTCATATGAACGGTTTGCCAAAGAGAGGTTGGAGAAACGTGGACTCAGTGCTGAACAGACACGGGAGATAGCCGACCGTCTCAGCGACAAACTAAAAGGCGCATTCGCTACTTAGAGCACCCATGACCGATCACTCGCCGCACGGGAACGAACCCGCAATCCTAGACGGTGTGGAGGAGTTCACTGCGGAGTACGTTGGGAATCAGGACTATCACCCTTGCTTCCACTCTGTGATAGTAATTACAATACTCTTTTCTATTGAAGAACATCATCGGAAAATAGGTGAAGCTCACTTAGGTATGAAACGAAGTGAGAAAACCAAACGGCGTATAGGTGATGCTCAAAGAGGGAAACCTAAACACAGTATGGAAATTTGCAAACTAGTCGAGTGTACCGATGTGAAAGGTAATCTCATTCATCAATTTGAATCTATTGAAGCTGTGACAAAACAAAATTTTGTTAGGTGTTGTGTTTCCAATTGTCTCGCTGGCAGACAGAGAACTCACAGAGGTCTATACTGGAGGTATAGTGATGCGTAATCTTTCAGCAAATGCTCTAGCGAAAATTGCTGCCACACACGGCAATGAACCGATCACAATCATAGAAGTTGATTGGATCAAGGATGATGGCTCAAAACTCTATGCTGACCGGACGATAGGTGGCATCCAGGGAAAAATCCTAGAGGTGACCGATCTCGACAACATAGTAAGTGTCAGTGGTAATGACCGTTCACAAGAAATTTCCATAACCCTGGACGATACTGATGGCACAATCAAAACGATCCTCAACACTCATGATGTCCACAAAAGGAGCGCGCGTGTTTACCAGTGGTTTGAGGGGATGGACCTTGTTGACAGATTCCTCCTCTTCGCTGGAAAAGTCAGTTCGCCCATCATCTGGAACGAAAGAGATCGAACGGTCTCCTTTACTATCATCTCCCAACTCGAAGATAAGGAAATAGGGTTTTCGGCAGAAGAGGGTCAGTTTCCTTGGATTCCAAAAGATTTAATTGACAAAGCTTGGCCAATAATCTTCGGTAAAGTCCAAGATGTCCCTGCCCTACAATTCAACCAAGCTGTCAAAGGAACTACCTTGTGTGGTGTTGGTATTATCAGTGGGAAAGACTATAATTCGGCGTTTTCCTTGGGTGGTAATGACGTTAGTTTTTCTATCCAGATGACTGGGATGTCACTTCAGATAACCCATTTGAATCGTGTTGCTAGTGCTTACACAGGTTCAGGTCTAAAAGATGCTAGTGAGAAGGCTGCTGCGGCAAGCCAACAAGCAACTGATTTAGCGAACCAGCGTGTGCAAATGCAATTCCAGAAGTGGAAGAATGAATTCTGTGCGGAGTTCCACAAGAATCAAAGTATTACTGATCCAATTGATGAAGGTTGTAATCCAATACGCATTCTTGGTGGCGAAGATTTTCCACAAAATAAAGGTATAATTATTCGTATTGGACAAGGTTTGTTCACTGGTCATTTTGTTGATGACTTATTCTATATTTCTGATAGACTTCATGAGGAGAATGAAGCTAAGTCAGAAGAAATCTATAATAGTTATGTTAGTAAGGGGGATGCAACTGCTGGATGGCTTGAAGCAACAATTTCCAGTGTTTTTGGATCAGAACCTGGTTTTGGACTAGGAGATGATGCAGACATTGAAGAATGGTGTAATCCGACGGTTACACCTACTACAACTGTTCAATGGTGGAATTTCAAAACTAATGTTGGCCCTCGTGAAATAAAAACAAAAGGATTTGTCTTAATTCCGGCGGGTCGGGATTTATCTGGAAATCGTCCTAGTCAAATTTCTCAACACTATTGGGCAGAAGCTGGGACAACAGTTACCATCGAATCAAATGAACCTATCAAGTATGTCGCGAGTATAGTTCCTGGTACTGTCTTGGATGTGAAGGCATACAAGAATTTCGAGAATGAACGAAAGCTCATCAATGTTCCTACTGATCTCTATACCGTAAAGTCGACTGACTATGGTCCAATTACAGCGGTTGAGATTACCGTGAACAAGCCTCTTAGTACAATTACTAAACAAGGATGGGAAGATGATCTCTATGTCACTTTTGAATCAACTGTAGGTCCTCATACCTGTGACATTCTTCAGTATATCATCAACAACTTTACCGACTTGTCATATGACACTACGAGCTTCACTGATATCCGTACAAAACTCGATCCATTTCCAATGAACTTTCCCATCTTGGACAAAAAGAATGCCCTCACTGTTTTGCAAGAGATCGCTTACCAAGCTAGATGTGCCTTGTGGACTTCCAATGGTGTCTTCTATATCAAGTACTTACCGGAAGAACCATCCAGCGATGATATTATCACACAGAGTGATATTGATGCAGAGAAAGGAATTGAAGTTGAATTGACTTCTACTGAAGACTTAGTCACCAAGATGAATGTGGAATGGCGTATAGCCTGGAATGAAGATGATCCCGACAAAGTGATCCTTCGCCACAATGTGAAGAAGTATGGAACTCAAACTGAGGACTACTTCTTCTATTGCTTCAATCAGCCTGATATAGTGCTAAAAGCAGCAACTTTTTGGTTGGTACGGAAAGCTAACACTTGGAAAAAAATCAGGTTTAAGACGTACCTCCAGAAACTCAATTTGGAGACCTTTGACACAGTTACGTTGGACTTTGGTTCGCATGACTATGTTTCAACAGGTTCCGTGAAAGCTATCGTGGAGGAAGCTACCTACAACTCTAATGATCAAACAATTGACTTTATCTGCCATACTCCTGTTCGTTCGGGGGAGATGGTAGAGTATAAGTTCTTTTGGCCATCTGCTCTTACTGTGGATGACACTTATCCAACAACTAATGATATTATCAATGGATATGCTGGTGGTGATGGGATAGGGACCGAGGCAACTGGCTACTTGTCTATTGGCTTCACTGATCCAGATGATTGGGGTTCTGGTATCATATGGGTTGGTGGTCCAAATGTAGTCTTCACAGGACCTGCCGACCATGGTGAATCTTCCATTACTGATGTTGGATTTATAGCACAGCCTGTGATCTTCACCAACCAATACGCTGAGTTGAATGTATCAGCTAATCCTGATCCTGATTTATCTCAACAGTACAAACAGGATATGGAACTAGCTGGTCTTAGTCCAATAGATCATGATACAGTAGGGATTGATATTCGTAAGACACCTATCATTGATTCTGACCAAGGTGAGAATGGACCTGTAGCAACTCTTGATTCGTTCTTCAAGACTCTTACGGATGATAACCAAAACAGTAAACTCATTGTTGATTGTGATGAGTCCCAGTGGGCTAATTCTGAAGAACCAGATGGTAAGGAGTACGATTTCAGGTATGATGAAGATGGCGGGAAGTTTGGTGCTGGAACTGCATGGTTACAAAACTAACTAATCACAAAAGCCCACCCTGGCATGAAGCCAGGGTGGGCATAATTTTCATAGGAGAATGAGATGAAATTGACCGTTGATTCTAAATGGCGAAGAACACTCGCTTGGCTACGTAGAGAATTTCCAACAGCTAAGAAAGTTCGTGTCCGCCAACTCGACATTGAGGATCAAGGTACTTGTGATTTTGTCAATTACCACTTTGAGATCAAAGTGAAGAAACAGTGCTTCAAATTGCGAATTGATACCCTACTTCATGAATGGGCACATGCTTTGACTTGGTTTGGGAATGATTCCGACTCTCATGGTTCTGAATGGGGATTGATGTATGCTAAACTTTATCGTAATTGGCTTATTTGGAATTATGGTCAAGGTTTGGTTGACGAAGAGTAGCACGAGTCTTCTTTTTAGGCGTGGGGTAATGTGAAATTGGAAGTCTTGACTTACATTTCAAACAATCCTTATACTTTACCCAATGTCCGTTGACTGTACATTTGGCAAGCACATCAATGCACTGACACTTTGTTTTAAGCATTGTGGTGTAATGTCGCCACGAACAGGATTCCCATAGTGGTCGAAAGAGCCAATGGTTCTCTGGATCACGTTTGAACCCATCTATAGGGCTCGGCGGCACAAAGTCGTTGAGTCTTTTTTTGTATTCAATTGATCCATCAGCGTGATTTCTTATCCATTTAGGTTGACCTGGGATGGTCAAAATGATCTGAACTAGGTGACCCTCTGCGAACATTCCTTGGTCTACAGCCCATCCTT